CTATTGAGCCACCTCGATCGCGGGCGGCTGCCAAGAGCCATCGAGAATTGCCTCTTTGCCCCAATAGGCGCGGATGTAGAGCGAGAACTTCCCGTCCGGCGCGGGCAGCCAGTTGTTTTCCTTGTCGCCCCCGGGCGACTTCGCGCCTGCGTAGAGGGTAAGCGAACCGTCGGAGTTGCGCTTTAGGTTCTTGTTCTTGGTGCCGAGTGAGTAGCGTTTGAGGTCGTTCGCGTGGAAGAGATGCTTGTCGTTGTACAGGGTCAATGACCAGAACCCGTTGACCGGCGGCTCCTGCCCGGCTGGGAAGGTGATCGCATAGCTGCCGCTGCCGCTGAGTTCTCCGCCCGCGCCGTCGTGGTCGGTGTAGAAATATTGCGTCTCGTTCGGCCGGTTGTCGAACATGTTCGATTTTGCCGTTCCGGTCCGGTTGAAATAGTCGACGCCGAACTGCGCATTGTTGGTAGAACGGTTCCATCCGTTCCCGGCCGGACGTCCGTTGTGCTTCCACTGGAAGAACGGCTGGATGACCTTGTCTTCGGTCTCGACCGCGGTCGCAACCAGCACCTTTTTCAGTTCGGGGTCCTTGGACGCTGCATCGAGCAGCAGGCGGAATTGGCCATAGAGAGCCTCCTCGCCCGGCAACGGATCGACAGTGTCGAGAACCTCGCCGAACTGATCGAAGAACTTATCCGGGACCACCCATTTGGTTTCCTCGCCAGACGATGCCGGTCCGGGAATGTCCGGGACCTTTGCCCATTCGATCGTCTTCATCTCTCCGTCGAAATCCTTCAGCGGATAAGCGACGACCTGGTTGATGACCTCTTGAATCGCTTTCCTGTCCTCGGGCGTGTCGTCCTGGAAGACCCTGGGAATGGCGTTGGCGAGCGAGGTAGGGCAGCGCAAAACATCTGTGGTCCCGTCCGGTTTCAGGCCGCTCCACCTCGGACCGGCGAGCAGGTAGAATCCGGGCTTCGAGCCATATGGTTTGCCTAGATGACCGAACTGGTCGGTGCGTGCGTCGTACAAAGCATAGACCCAGAAACGGTCGCCGAAATCTGGCACCTGAATCACGACCGGCTCTTCATCAAGCGCGAAGAAGCCCAAGCCGTAGACGACATCCTGGTTCGGGCACGTGACAAAAGTTTCCGACGGCTCAATGTAGTCGTTGAGCATCGCGATCTGGCCCCGCGGTGCGGCGGGCAGGACGCCGTTGAGGTGGCCCGGTTCCGGTGCCTGAGTGATCGCCGCCCTGCGGTTGATCATGTTAACCATCGGCCAGCCCCAGACGTAGGCCATCTGCGCAACCGTTCTTGCATAGTCGGGAGACATCACGATACCCGTGGCGGGTTGCGTAACAGTTGCGGATGCGGCGTGCTGCTGTGCCTGCGCCGCATTGGCCGTGACGGCGACCGAGGCCGCCGTCACGGCGGCGGGAACCGCCGCTCCGGCGCTCACCGCTGCCAGCGATGCCGCACCCATGCCGCCCTTCATCAAGTCGCGCCGGGTGATGTCGAGTTGATCATTGAAACTCGTTTTCATAGCATATTCCTCTGTTGAATCGCTCCGGTTGGGCACTTGGACATAGGCGCGTTTCGTTGGGGACGCGCCCCGACCTCACTTCACCATGACCACATCATCCGGCTTCCAGGTCTGATCGAAGAACTCGACGCCGGTTCCGTAGAGACGCAGCGCTATCAGGAAATTCCGGCCGCCGACGGTCTGGATCCAGTTCGAGTCCTGCGCGTCGGCAGGTTTTTCCGGTCCGAACCACAGGTCCACCGAGCCGTCCTGGTTCGTCGCGACCTTGTTGAAGCCGTTGATGGACGGCATCAGCTGCGGCGCTTCCACCATCGTGCCGTCGGTGATGTTGTAGGCGGTAACCGCCCAGAACAGGGCAGCCGGCGGATTGGGTGGCAAATGCAGCCTGTAGGTGCTGGAGCCGCTGAGGAACTCGCCCGCGGCATCTCGGTATGCAACCGGGTATTTGGAACCTGCCCCCAGCGTCCGCATGACCATTGCCGGAGCCGATGAATAGGCAACCTGGAAATAGCCAGCCCGCTGGTCGACATCGAGATAACTGTCCTGGAGCCATTCGGATGTGCCGCTGGCCCAGACATTTTCATACTGCCTGTCGGTGTAGTAGCGATTGCGTCCGTCCGGTCGGCCGAGCTGGCGCTGCGCCAAGATCATCTTGGGCGCTGTCTCGACCGCCTTTTTCAAGAGTTCCTGCTGCTTCCCGGTCGGCTCGAAGGGCTGGCCCTTGATGATGCCGATCGATGCCAGCACACCGCGCAGTTCGGAATCGATCGCCGAGACCGGCTCGTGGTCGACGAACTCCTTCAACTTGGTCCAGTAGGCGTTATCGACCGGATACATCATGTTGATGCGCTTGCCGCTGCCGTTAGGAAACTGCATCGGCTTGACGTCTTTCTCGGGCGTCCAAAGCGGATAGACGCGCGTCTGCTCCGCGAGCGCCACGGCGGGCTTGGGGTCCGGTCCGTTTTCGCCCTTCGCCATGATCGTCCGGAAGAACAGAAAGACATTGTAGGTCTTCGCTTTGAGCGCGAAGTAGCCCTGCGGAACCTCGCCGTCATAATCAGGCGGCAGCAGGAGGTAGAGGCCGCCGCGCGCGCGATCCGGTCCAATCAGTCCGACATCCGTGATCGTACGCTGGAAGAAATCGGTAAACATGCCGATGACGTTGGGTGGCGCGGCGACGACGAGCGGGCCGGTTTCCTTCAGGTCGAGATAGCTCATCGAGTAGATTACGTCGGCGTTCGGTGTCGGCACCCACGTGCGCGAGTCCATCCGGTTCCTTCCAGATTGGCAGGATGTTGTAGCCTTTACCGAATGTCGCCTCCGAACCGTCGCGCATACCGATCACGTTCAGCGCCGGAAGCATGGTTATGTAGGCATGGATCGCGCGTTGATAGTAGAGTTCGTCGCGCAGCGACTCCGCTTCCTCCTGCGGAAGCCAGTTGCCGTTGCCGATCTGCGTCACAAGCGGTGGTGCGGCCTGATCCTGCGCATTGACAGAGGAGGTGACGACCGTCGCCGAACAAAGCATTGCAGCGACGATCAAGTTCGCACGTTTTCTGGTCATGATTTCAACCTCGGTCGACTTCGGAAGACGCCACTGGGACGGATCAACCAAAGACTAGTACGAGCGCGAACCGTCTGGCAGGTGGACCATGGGGCAATGCGGCAGCTGGTTCGCATAGCGCGAGGGCGGGTAGCCGCCGAGAAATCCGCTTCCGTAGACGCCAGTCGCTTGTGATTGCCGCGCGGAAGACATGGGGGGCGGTGTAAAGTTGATCGACTCCGCCACTGCATAGCGGCACCCCCATTCGGGGATTTTTTGTCTGAGCCGAAAACTCCAATGTGCGAATTCAAGTGCGTGGATGCAAACAGCAACTGCGGAATGACGTCGCCCAGCTTCAGCGCCCGACGGCGGGCAATGCTGAGGTGTTTGCAGGCATAGCGAACATTGAAGGCGGATAGGGCGGAGCTTTTGAACGACAGTCCGGCACGCCCGCCAACAATGCCACGTCGGCGAGTGAGCGTCACATTGATGGCGGACAGGGTGTCTGTGCGCTTATTCTACATAAACCATTGATACTTATTGATGAAAAACTAGGGGGATGTTTATAGTACCCCCAGAACTACCCCCCAAGCGTCAAATCATCTCTGCCAGAACGACGACATGCACCTCACCGTCATGTTCAACAGGCCACTGGGCGATTCGCCCTTGGCCGTCTGAGCGCAGTATAACCGTGTTGCCATCGGCCGGGGTTATATTTGGATTCACCCACATGTTCCGACCATCGATCCGAACGGCATAACATCCTGAAATCTCGGGTTTGGCGAAGCCGATCGGAAGCTTGTCCAGCGTAAGTGCTGTGGCGGATCCGCGACCCATCAGTGGCGCGCCAATGTTTGGCAACTTGGTGCTGGCGCTACTGACGCCGGCTTCTTCGGCGAGCTCCCTCACCATATCGGGCGATATGCCAAGCCAGCCGGCAATTGCGGCGTACCGATTCGGGCGCGGAACCGAGCCGTGTTTCCACGAGCTATAGGTCTGCTGAAGGACTCCGATTTCCTTCGCAGCCTTGTAGTCGGTCAGACCTCGCTTGGCCTGTTCATTCAACAGCATTTGAGAAAGGCGTGACATTCTTCTCACCCGGTATTGACAAATTTGTAAAACAATATTACACATGGCGAAGGATGGCAAGAGAAGAATCGCCGTCCACCGGTTCCATCTAAACAGGGGAGAGTTAATGGTTGCTGCAAGCTTATCAGCCGACAACGACAACTTGCCTGACCGGCTTCTGAAGCTGCGTGATGTGAGGTGTATGACGTCGTTAGGCACATCGACGATTTACCGCAAAATGAAGGACGGCAGCTTTCCTCGGCCGCGACAATTGTCGGAGGCGTGCGTGCGCTGGCGCGAATCCGAAATCATGGACTGGATACGGGCATTGCCTGCGGCAGCCTAAACTTTTCGCCAAGCCGGCGACCGCCGCTCAATTTTAAGCACACCCAGAATTATCAACCATTGCCGCCCGGCCACGCGCCGGCGAGAGGAGAAATATGCCTATCATCACCACCAAGGAAGGACTGAGCATCAATTCTGAGCACGTTGTTCAATTCACTGCGCTTCGAAACGGTAAGACAAGATTCCTTCTTTCGACCGGCGGCGAGCAAATTTGTGAATCTTACTCGGACGTGGCTGAGCTTTTTATCCCTGTAGTCCCAGCTAACCCTGGGTTCGTCGCTGTGTTCGCCGAGCGCTGGGAAGACGGATTTTTTCAATACAAGCATCGATCCGTAATCGCATGGCGCCTTTGCCCCTCTGGAAACTACCCGATCTTCGAAGGCTATGGCGACAGCAATGACGAATATGCGGTCATCATCGACCCCGCCGGAGGCATCTACGACGGTGACGGCAACGTGTACGCCACCTTGGAGGATTGGCAGAAAGAATACGAGGCCGAGGCAAACGAGCTAGCGGCTCGCTCAGCGAAGGCCGCCTGATGGACCCCATCATCCAATCTATTACGGCGGTCGAAAGGCCGCCGTCACCTGGCGGCGCCAGAACACTCGCCCGCTTCACGGTCCAACTCGGCGACGTGCGTCTCTACGGCCTTCTGCTTCGCGAATTCCCCGACGGCACTCGTAGAACGATAGCGCCCAATGTGGGCGGACAGCACTGCGCGTCGTTTCAGCCGGCAATCGCAGAAAAGATCACTGCCGCAGCAACATCAGCACTTGGAGGCCAGCTTGCCGACGTCCACAGCCGCCGCTCAGCCTAACTCCGAAACACCATCCATCGGGGACAACCTTGCCGTCGCGCTCGAATACATCGCAGCCGGAGTTCCCGTCTTTCCCTGCCGCGTCTCGGGAGAATTGGATCCACACACGGGCAGAGTGTACGGCCCAAAAAGCCCACTGACATCAAATGGTCTATACGGCGCGAGCACGAACGAAAAGATCGTGCGCGAATGGTGGAGGCGGAATCCAGATGCGTTGGTCGGCATCCCGACGGGCGAGAAAACAGGCTTCTTCGCGCTCGACGTGGACGTGAAGGAAGGCAAGCACGGCGACGTCAGTCTCGCAGCCCTTGAGGCCGAGCACGCACCGCTGCCGCCGACCGTTGTCGTGCAGACCGCAACGGGAGGAACACACTTCCTCTTCAAACATGTGGATGGCCTAACTACCTCGACAGGCAGCCTTCCTGCAGACATCGATATACGGGCGCAGGGCGGCTATGTCATCGCCGCTGGCAGCACGCTCGCAGATGGAACTTTCTATGAGTTCTTGGGAGGCCATACCCCTAGTGGCTTCATGGCAGAGGTTGCCGAAGCCCCTAAGTGGTTGGTCGACATCGTCCGATCGCCCAGGCGGACGCTGCGGCATGACTGCACGCCTGCAAATGACAATGCACCTGCAGGCGCGGCCGAAGTCGAGGAGTTGCTGAGCTTTATCTCGCCAGACATTGGCTACCAAGACTGGGTCAACGTCCTAATGGCAGTTCATGGCGCCCTGGGGGTCGATGGGTTCGCCATCGCCGACGCATGGAGCGCTCGCGGCGCCAAATACAGAAAAGGCGACGTTGCCGCGCGGTGGAAAGGTTTCACAGCGGGCAAAGGCGTCACCTTGAGCACCGTCGCGCAATTGGCCCGCGACGGGGGCGCCGATTTGTCTGCAATCGCGACGAAGCATCGCGGCCGTCAGCATGACGTCACGCAGCAGATGGACCCGGAAAAAGTCGAGGCGTTCGTGGCCAAGGAGCTTGCCAAGAAAACGCCTGTGGCTGCAAACGACAACGATCCCGTTCCGGCCGAGCCTCGCGCGCTCTCGATCTTCGAATGGACAGTTGACCGTTTCAAGGGAGAAGCGCCAGCGGTTCAATATCTCGTCGATGGTGTGATCCCGCTTGGCGTTCCCGGCATGGTATCGGCGGCCGGCGACACCGGAAAAAGCTTCGCGCTTCTCGAGCTACATCGCCGGGTGGCCTTCGGCAGCGGCGGACCATTCGCGACTCCGATCTTTGGCGGCCAGGTCGTGGGCGAGGGAACGTCGGTGATGATCACGAGCGAAGACGACGCCAACGAGGTGCATCGCCGCATTGACGCGCTCGACACGAAAGGCAACCGCTACACTCCCGCGGGTAAACGGATGATTGTCGTTCCTTTGCCTTCTGCAGGCGGTGCCAGAGCCTTCTGGAAAGAAGACAAAAAGCAGGGCCTGATTGAGACCGACGACTTCAAGCGAATTTGCGACGAGCTCGCGTCGATCACAGACCTGCGCCTTATAACTTTCGACCCGCTCGCGAGTTTTGCTCACTTGCCGCTAAACGAGGATCCTGCGGCGGGACAATTTGTGTGCACTTCCTTGTCACGGTTGGCGACGGAGACTGGCGCGACGACGATCGTGTCGCATCACATGCGGAAAACCCAGAAGCCCATCGAGAGCCTTGGCGATGCTCGTGAGGCAATCCGCGGCAGCACTGCGCTGGTCGATGGACTTCGGCTTGCTTACGCAATGTGGCCCGCGGATGAGGCGAGGGCGAAGCGCACCTGCAAGTCCCTGGGCATACCGTACCAGCCTAATCGGATTGTTCTGGGCGGCGTCGTCAAGGCAAATGGCGCCGCTCGCCGCATCATGAGTACCTATGCGCGCAGCGATTCCGGCCTGCTCGTCGATAAGACCGCTGGGCTCGGCACCTCGGCTCCTGCCCAGGATGATCTGCGCACCGCGCTTGTTGTGGCAGTTGAGGCTGCCGCCAATGCAGGCTCGCCGTTCACGAAGACCGGGGCAAGTGGGCTTTTTGAAATGCGCGAGCGCCTTCCAGAAGAGCTTCGCAGGATTGCCAAGGGACGACTGGACGCATTGGCGACCGAGGCGCTCGAGCGTGGTGAGATCGTACGCGCTGCTGCGAGGGGCGAAAAGACCGCTAAATGGCTCGATGTTCCCGGCGGCATCTTCGCAATTGGGCTGGGCAACTTCACAACGGGCACGCCGCGTTAGGAGCCGCCAAAAAACGTTCCCAGCCATTTCTGGGAACGGCCATTCCCATGGGAATGGGAACGTTAAGTAGTTGAAAAGAAACGATTTCCCATTCCCATTCCCAGCGTTCCCAAGATTTTTGGGAACGGATAAGCCCTTGAAAATAAAGGCATTCCCAGGTTCCCGGCATTTGCCCCTCTTTCAGAGGGGTAGGCGTCTGGGAACGCCATACCCCGAATAGAGAAGGAGAACAGATGAGCACCTACGAACATCACCTCGCGAATATCCCGCATCTGGTCAAAGAGGAGCGCGACGCCGATCGCTATCTCCGCGCCTTCGCTGCAATGATCGCGCGGTTAGACAACGATGCTGGCGGTGTATGCGGCATCGATGAAGTACTAGACGCCGCTAAGGGCGCCATCCGCTTCATCGCCGACGACGCCTTTCGTCTAGGCTTCGAGGCCTGCCACGAGAACGTTGTCTTGCCGCTGCGCGAAACCACGATTCCTCGAGGAGCAGCGCTCGAGGAGATGCGGCAGCACGGCGAGATCGTTCGCCAGACAATCGTGGCTAAGTTTGAAGACGCGCCGGGCGTGCCAAACCAGATCACCGTCGACATCGATGAGGTGGCGTTGCCGGAACCAGAAATTCGGGTGGCCGCATGAACTGGTCTCGTCGCGATCTCAGGCTCACGAGAGTGCAGGCCGCCTATCTGCTTTCCGGTCAAAGCAGCGTCCATCAACGAGTTCAGGATCGAACCGAGATCATCCTTGAAACCCGCCGGATGCTCTCCTGGAGGCGGAGAGCCGACGGCACCTACAGCCGAGGCCTCAGCGCCAAGGGTGAAGCGGCTATCAAGCAATGGAACGAGAGAGGGAACCGATGACCGAACGCACGACCGCCGAACACCGCGCAGCCGTCGAGGCATGGCGCGCCACAGCACCGAAGCACGACCACCATATCTTCGGCAGGAAGATGAAGACCGAGAAGCCCCGCCATCGGGATATGTCTGAGCCATCAGCGCTTCTTGCAATGCGCAGTAGGCCGGCCGGTGTCGCAGAAGGTGTGCCGGCTGAGCAAACTCTGCAGATATCGAGCAACTGGCGCCTGACACCGGCGAACGACAACAAACAGCCCGAGGACGGGTTCGGCGCTGAACGCGCGGTCGAATACACCCCCTCGGAACAGGAGCTCGAAAATTCGTTCGCCAAGGTCATCGTCAGGTATCGGCCTGAGCCGATGATGCTGGCCGGTGGTCGACATGAGGCGCAGCGCGCTGGCCGGGAAATTCACGCCATCCCGGTCGAGGGCGACTTCGGATACGGCACACACGTCGACCAGGACGGTAACCAGCACAAGGTTATTACCCGCATAGGTAAGCTGCGTTTCAGTGACGGAACGCAGACGGAGCGCGGTCACAAGTTGGTCCTGGAGAAAGTCGTCGAAGCGCAGATCGATATGCCAGTAGGCGCAATGCTTGGTGGCCGTGAGAAGTCGAAGAGGGACAAAGGCGGGGAGGAAGACAGCTCGGGCAGCAATACGCACTACCGGTGGATGGTGGATGGCAGGACGGCGACGCCACCGAAGCTTCGCCCGAAAAAGCAAGAACGGGAAAAGACCACAAAAGCCGAAGATCGGCAGGCGCTTGCGGACGCCTACGCCAACACGCCCGTCATGCCGGATATCAAGAGATATCCCGACGGCTTCCCTGCGAGCCCCACGAACCTGCGGCAGCTGTTCATCGGAGGACGGAAGGGCAAAAACGGCGAAAGCGGCTCACAAGCTTGGCAGGATATCTACACGGAGAAAGAAAACCGCGAGAAGTTCCAACGAGGCCTCGACGCCATGCAAGACTCTCACGTTCGAGTGCTCACCGAGGCGGTGAGCGCCAAGAGCTTAGCCGAGCTCGGAGAGACGCGCGGTTACAAGGGACGGCATGCCATCGATGCTGGCCGGCGCCTTCTACGTGCGGCCAACGACAACTTCCTTAAGGCCATGGAATTGGCGGAGTACGGCGCGGAACCAGAGAGGCGGGAAGTTTCTCGCAGTTGAAAACCCTATGAAGGTGAAGGGATGGAGTCCAGCTCCATCCCCATCCTTCCGGGCGCACAGATAGTTGCGACGGAGCCTCGGCCAGTGATGAGCCGGGGCTAACTATTGGCAGGACTGCATGGTGCACAGCTACGGCGCTGCACGGCAGATACTCAAAGGCACACCGCATGGGCGCCGCCTGCTAAAAGCCCTGCTGCTGGGCGTGGCACATGACACGACCTAGCGCAGGCACCTATAACGCGGGGTAGAGAAGCGGTTATCTCGCCAGCCTCATAAGCTGGAAATCATGGGTTCGAATCCCATCCCCGACACCAATTGGCAGTTCTAGGGTCTGACCCGCGACATCGCCTCGCTGACCGGCTTCGGTCCTGCGGTGGCTGCCAACCTATACCTTGCGAGTTGTCCGTGGTTCGTCATGGGCATCTTCGTCGGGATGGCCACCTGCCACGTAAGGCAGCGTACCGTCTGCAGCGGTCGGCCATCCCATCCACAAGACCAGACACGCTTAGCAATAGCGCACCCCGTCTGGTTACTCATATGACGCGCTTGCAAGGGGTTGGCGATCTACGCCAACGCGGGATCCATTCCGCCTTCGTGTCGTCTACCTCATTGCCGCAGCGCGCCTCCTCTCGCGACGTGGCAATCATGCGCCCGGTTGAAGCTGTCGATGGTGTCCGGCATCCCTGCTGCCATTGGAGGACAGATTATGCCGAATATGAGAAATGCGATGACTCTGCATAATCGTAAACGTCCGCATTAGACCCGCGGACGGTCACTTCAAAATGCTTCTTCTGGTCATAGTCATAACCGCTATACTTCCCATCGCCTTTGCTTCTTAGTTCAATGTGAGATCTCGTTCCATAATGGTAAGCGTTGGGAAGGGTTCCACCAAAATGGCATCTTTCCTCATAGTCGTACCCGTCGAGTTTGTCTCCGGATACACTCACGCTAACTTTCACAAATCGAGACAATCTGTAGTCGTAGACTGAAGAGACGTCGCTACCTTTATTGTGGCCTATAGCCATTGCCGCCACGGCGGCCCTTACATTTGGCTTCATTTTATCTACCTTAAATTCCGGATTGTTACATTAGATTAGCTTCCACGATGAAGACAAGACGACCACAAGCGATGCGGAGATAGACCACAAACAAATGAGTGCGCGGCCAGTTGCCCAGCCGCGCCACTGTCACATGAGGAGCCGGATCAGTTCGATCACGACTACAATTACCCTCGGGTCGACTTCAATTTTGAAGCCTTTTCCGCGGAGAAACTTGAATGTCATAACCACCTCGGCGGTTATGCTCAGACGTCCAAGCACAGTTTACGGAAAGTGGATCCACGCTTTTGAGTCACCATTGTCGATGGCAATGGGACGGGAATGATGCAGCCGTTTGGCCGTTCAGCAGGTGCGAGGGCGCATGCTCCCTCGTCGACCTCATCTCGGTGCCGTCTTGCGCTTGGTCCGGACGGACTGCGGGCTCGGTCCGCCTCTGAGTTCTTGGTTACAATGGCTGATTCTTCCGGGTTCGTCAATATGTGGTACATCCAAACAACCGCATCTCTATATATAGCGACGCGTTGTCGTTCCCATTGCCTGGCGCTGCCTCCTCCGGCGACGGGCGATCATGCGGCCGGCTCCTGTAATGGTTGAGCTGGCCGCACTTTGTTCATCGTAATACCGCCCTTAATCAGGGCCTCGCTGCGTCCTCACGAGCAACTGCCATTCAATGGCGCCCTTGGATACGCTGTGTTGCCTGTGATTTTGCGGCGGGAATGGGTCGCCCTCGTTGCAAGCGGCTTCGTCGCGGCAATTGGTGCAAACATAAATGCCAGAGTATGGAACCTTCGCGCCTGGTTTGTAGGTCGGCTTGAAGACTTCAGACTCTTTGTAGGTCACCTCAGCTTTATTCATATAATTTGCCAATAGTCATTTCTCCTAGGGTAAGCGCAACCGCAATTTCCGTTTCGGTTGAGATTCTCAACATACTCAACCTAAAGGGACTTACAACACCTCAGTCATCGAGATTTGTTGCGGCATCTGAGGGGGAATCAATGCCGAAACGAGCACAGCCATTCCGCCCACCATCCCAACGCTCCGCACAAGAGCGAAAGCGTGATGCAGATCGCAGCCGGTACGATACGCCCTGGCGCGCCTGGTACGGCACCAAGCGTTGGCGAGCGATCAGAGAAGCGCAGTTGAGCGCTCATCCTCTCTGCGTCATGTGCCTTGAGGATGAGGTCGTCGAAGCTGCAACCGTTTGTGACCACGTCACGCCCCACCGCGGCAGCGAAGAACTCTTTTGGTCCGGTCCGTTCCAATCCCTCTGTGCTCATCACCATAACAGCGCCAAGCAGCGCGAGGAGCGCAACGGGGAGGGGCGTGGAACATCGCTCGGACCGTTGGGCGGCCTACCGGCGGCCTAAGAAAAAATTCACGTCCGCAAAATTCGAAATCGGAGTTTGGTGCCATGGCAAGGCCGAGGAAGCCGACGGCTGCCCTCGAATTGAAGGGCGCCTTCAAGAAAGATCCGCAGCGCAAGACCGCGCGCAAAAACGAGCCAAGGCCGACTGCCCCAGTTGGCGCAGCGCCTGAACATTTCGACGCTGAAGAGCGGAAGCTTTGGGATGAGCTCGCCGGCTACGGTTTCTGGCTCACCGACGCAGACCGGCTGATGCTCGAGGTCGCCGTCAAGCTAATGGCGCTGTTTCGCAAAAACGCACTCGACGGCGGCGGCATTTCCAAACTGATTGGCGCGCTGGCCAAACTCGGCTTCAGCCCGACCGACCGTAGCAAGGTTCAGGCGCCAGGCGCCAAGGAGCCGGATTCGGACCCGTTCGCGGATTTCAAGTGAGCTCATGCAATATGACATTGACGCCGAGAAGTATCCGCACGTTGCGGCTGGCTACCGTTATGCTCTTGATGTGGTTGGAGGTCGCATTCCAGCGTGCGAGTACGTTCAGCAGGCGTGCCAACGGCAACTGGATGACATTTCCCGCTCGATAGGCGAGGAGAGGTGGCTCTACTATTTCGATCACGATGCAGCGGAGCGCGTCTGCAAGTTCACCTGCTTTTTGCCGCACATTAAGGGGCCGCTGGCCGGGCAGAACCTTACTCTCGAGCCCTGGCAGTCTTTCATCCTGACAACTGCATTCGGCTGGCTGCGGCACGATAATAACAAGCGACGTTTCCGGCGCGCATACACAGAGGTGCCCCGCGGCAACGGGAAGACGACACTCTCTGACGGACCAGCGCTGTATTGCGGTTTTGGTGAGAAGGAAGGCGGCGCCGAGGTCTACTCTGCGGCGCGCACCCGAGACCAGGCCAAAGTGGCGTTTTCGGCTGCGCAGGCGATGCTTCGCCGCGCCACGGCATTGCGGACAGCACTCGGCATCGATGTTGAGGCCCACCGCATTATTCAAATGCGGTCGAACAGCTATTTCGAGGCGCTTTCCGCCGATGCGGACTCCCTCGACGGTAAGAACGTCCATTTTGCGCTGATCGACGAGCTTCACGCCCACCGTGACCGCAGCGTTTACGATGCAATCGAAACCGGCGCGGGCAAGCGCAACCAGTCGATGGTCTGGGCCATCACCACGGCCGGCGCTGATAAAACCGGAATCTGCTACGAGCACCGCGCTTATACGGTCAACATTCTGAAGGGCACAGCGCAGGACGACACCTACTTCGGCATCATCTACACGATCGACAAGGATGATGATTGGACCGAAGAGGCCACGTGGTGCAAATTCCGAGGCAATCCGCCCCCTGATTCCGAAATGATCTCGCCCCCCAATTCCGAGAAATAGTCGCCCCCTGATTCCGAGATGATGCCGCCCCCATCGGAAAGCATCTGGCGTGGGTGTTCTGCTGGTGTGAAGTTTCTTCCTTCGACGTGACGAGGAAGGAACGGGATGCCTGCGGAGAGACTGGAGATGCGGCGTGTCCGCGAGATATTGAGATATCGCTTCGAACAAGGACTTGGCCACAAGTCGATCGCGGTTCGGGTTGGAGCTGCGCCATCGACGGTGCGCGAGACGCTTCGGCGTGCGGCCATTGCGGAGCTATCGTGGCCGTTGGGTGACGACATCAGCGATGCAGTCCTGGAAGCGGCGCTTTACAAGGCAGGCGGGACGAAGACGGGTCATCGTCGGAGCCCTGAGCCGGACTGGACGCGGGTCCACCGCGAGCTGAAGCGCAAGCATATGACGCTGCAGATCCTTTGGGACGAATACATCAGCCGTTATCCGGAGGGCTATCGTTACAGTCGCTTCTGTGACCTCTACCGCGGCTGGGCGATGAAGTTGCCTGTGACGATGCGGCAGGATCACGCGGCCGGCGACAAGCTGTTCGTCGACTACGCCGGCGACACGGTCACGGTTGTCGTTGATCGGCTGTCCGGCAAGACACGGCAGGCGCACCTGTTCGTGGCGGTTCTGGGAGCATCCAGCCTTTCATATGCGCAGGCACGTTGGAGCGAGGCGCTTCCCGACTGGATTGAATGCCATATCCTGGCGCTGGAGTACTTTGGCGGTGCGCCAGCCTTGCTGGTTCCCGACAATGCCAAGGTAGCGATCATCAAGGCCTGCCACTTCGATCCCCAGGTCAACCGGACGTATTGCGGGATGGCGGCCCATTATGGCAGCGCCGTCTTGCCGACGCGGCCGCGACGCCCGCGGGACAAGGCGAAAGTGGAAGCTGCGGTTCGTATCGTCGAACGCTGGCTATTGGGCCGGCTGCGCCATCGCATCTTCTATAGTTTGGCCGAGGTCAATGCGGCGATTGGCCAATTGCTCCATGATCTCAATGATAAGCGCGTTCTGCGCCGTGTCGGCGCCACGCGCCGCCAATTGTTCGAGGAGCTTGATCGTCCGGCTTTGCGACCGCTGCCTGTCGAACGTTATGTCTTTGCCGAATGGCGTATCCGGCGCGCCGGGCTGGATTATCACGTCGAGATCGAGCGGCACTATTATTCCGTTCCCTATCGCTTTGCCCGCGAGCAGGTCGAGGCTCGTATCACCGCCAATACGATCGAGATCTTCCACAAGGGCGAGCGAATTGCCGCTCACCGGCGCTCCAGCGGCAACGGCAAGCACACGACGATCCCCGATCATATGCCCTCTGCGCATCGCCGCTTTGCCGACTGGACGATTGAACGGATTCAACGCGAAGCCTCTGCGATGGGGCCGGATGTTGCGCTGTTGTGCGAGCGCATTCTTGCCGACAGGCCTCATCCCGAGCAGGGCTTTCGAGCTTGCCTCGGCATCATCCGCCTCAACAAGAGCTTCGGCCGCGACAGGGTCAATGCCGCTTGCGGCCGTGCGTTGGAGATTGGCGCACGAACCTATGGCTCGGTGCGATCCATCCTCGACAATCACCTTGACCGGACGGCTGCCTCAAATGGAGCGGCGCCGCATGAACCGATCCATCACGCCAACATCCGCGGACCTCGCTATTACCACTAAGGAGAACGAAAGATGCTTGCCCATCCAACACTGGATAAATTGAATGCCATGGGCCTGGCCGGCATGGCAAAGGCCTTTGGCGAACTTGTTGCCAACGGCGAAGCCGAACATCTCTCGCACGCCGAATGGCTCGGACTGCTGCTCGAACGGGAGTGGAGCTCCCGTTACGATCGGAAGCTTGCGGCACGCCTCAGGTTTGCCAAGCTTCGCCACCAGGCCACCCCAGAAGATGTCGACTATCGCGCCGACCGCGGCCTCGACCGTGCTCTCTTCATGAAGCTGCTCGGTGGCGACTGGATCAACGCCCATGACAATCTGGCCATTTGCGGACCCTCGGGTGTCGGAAAGAGTTGGTTGGCTTGCGCTCTCGGCCACAAGGCTTGCCGAGACGATCGCTCAGTTCTCTATCAGCGTGTCCCAAGGCTGTTTGCCCAGCTTGCGCTCGCGCGTGGTGATGGCCGCTACGCCCGCCTGCAACGGACCTTAGGCCATGTTCAGCTCCTGATACTGGATGATTGGGGGCTCGAGCCGCTCAACGAACAGGCCCGCCACGACCTGCTGGAAATCCTCGAAGATCGCTATGGACGCAAATCAACGATCATTACCAGCCAACTTCCCGTGTCCGCATGGCACGGCGTCATTGGCGACCCAACCTACGCCGATGCCATACTCGACAGGTTGGTCCACAATGCCCACCGCATCGAATTGAGCGGCGATAGTCTGCGCCGAAATCTACCGCGCAAAGCTTGACACCTCGCCTGAATGAACTGACAACAATCATCGCCTGCAGACCCCACTAAACAGGGGGCGAGATCATCCCGGAAACCGGGGGCGCAATCATCTCGGAACAAAGGGGCGGCTTCATCGGAATCGGCACACGTGGCGCAAGGCGAATCCGAACTACGGGATATCCGTTGAGCCGGAGCACATAGCTGCGCTTTGCCGCAAAGCGATGTCGTCGCCGGCATCTCAGGCGAACTTCCTGACGAAGCACCTGAACGTCTGGATCCAGACGAACGAAGCGCTTTACGACATGCGCGCTTGGGATCGATGCTTCGACGACGAGATCGATATTGAGGACTTCGCCGGCGAGCCTTGCCGCATCGCTGTGGATCTGGCTTCGAAGATGGACATCGCCGCCGTTATTGCGCTGTTCGAACGCGACGGCAAGATTTACCCGTTCGCGCGCTTTTACGTACCGGAGCAGGCAATAATCGAAAGCCGCAACGATTCATATCGTGGCTGGGAGGCCGAACAGAAGCTCGTTGCCACTACAGGCGATGTGATCGACATCGATAGGATCGAGCAGGACATCCTTGAGATGTCGAGCCGATTTCATGTTCTGGAGATCGCGTATGACCCTTGGCAGGCGCAGCAAATGGCCAACCATTTGGTCGCGCAGGGCGCCAACGCCGTCGAGTATCGTCAGACCGTTCAGAACTTTTCGGAGCCGACTAAAGAGCTCGACGCGTTGATGCGATCTGGCAAAATCGCTCATCCATACGGGCCGCGCGACCCTCTGTCGTGGATGATTGGCAACGTTGTCGGACACTACGACGCGAAAGAGAACGTCTACCCGCGCAAAGAGCGCCCCGAAAACAAGATAGATGGCGCGATCGCGCTAATCATGTGCCTCGGGCTGCACCTGCGCGCATTCGGCGGAGCACAAGCGCCTTCTCCCTGGGAAGATCCCAACTTCAAAATAGCGGTGGTTTGATGTGGCCATTTAGAAAAGCCGCCGCGGAAACGCGAGCGAGTCTGGAAAACCCGAGTGTTCCGCTTTCTGACGTGAACGCCTGGCGTACTCTGATGGGCGAATGGCACGGGGTGGCCGGAGTTGTCGTGACGCACGAAACGGCGCTTGAAGTGCCGGCAGTGTGGTGTGCGGTGAATTTCATTGCCAACACGATCGCCAGCCTTCCACTGCAGGTGTTCAAGAAGAGCGGAGAGGGACGTGACACCGTCGAGTCTGACCCGCTTTACGGCATCCTGCATGACGCGCCGAACGACGAGCTCACGTCGTTCATGTGGCGTAAGGGCATGATGATTAACGTTTTGCTGCGTGGCCGCGGTGTTTCGTTCATCGAGCGAAACAAGGCCGGCAGGGTGATGAACATCTGGCCCCTCGACACCGACAAGCTGACGATCGAGCGCAAGAGCGGACGGAAGCTTTACCATTACGACGACGGTGCGCGGAAAGTCACCTATGCAGCTAACGAAGTCCTCGACCTGACTTTCATGCTGAAGCCGGATGGCGTGTCTCACGTCGATCCGATTAGCAAGCTGAGAGGTGCAGTTGGCCTAGCGCTTGCGTTGGACGAGTACGCCCGCAAGTTCTTTGCGAACGGTGGCGTGCCTCCTTTGGCGCTTTACGGTCCGATGCCGTCGCCAGCAGCCGCATCGAGGGCGTCGCAAGACGTCGAGAAGGCGGTGCGAGACGCCAATGCCGAGCGTCGAAATGTCATGATCATGCCGACAGGGCATGAATTGAAGGCCGTAGGCGTCGATCCGGAAAAATCGCAGATGGTGGAGTCCCGCCGTCTCGGGATCGAGGAAATCGCTCGCATTTACGGCATCCCGCCCGTCTTCCTGCAGGATCTGACTCACGGCACGTTCAGCAACACGGAACAGCAAGACCTCGCATTGACCAAGCACCTTATTTCCCAGTGGGTTAAGGCGTGGGAGCAGGAGTTAAACCTTAAGCTGTTTTCGGCGCGTAACCGCACCAGGTTCTGCGAATTTAACGTCGACGGATTGCTCCGGGGAGACTTCAAGACGCGCATGGAAGGCTATGCAAAGGCGATCCAGAACGCGATCAACACACCAGACGAGGTGCGCGCGATGGAGAACTGGCCAAAGCATGGCGGCGAAGCGGAAAAGCTTCATATCCAAGGCGCCACTGTCCCTCTGGGCATGCAAAGCATGGTCGCGAAGCAGCCAGCCAACGACAACAAACAAGACGAGGCGGACGCCGCATGACGAAGATCGAGAAACGCGGCGGCACGCTTGGCGTCGAAACGCGAGCCGCCGATGAAAAGCGTACGCTGGTTGGGTATGCGGCTGTCTTCGACGTCAGCGCCGATATCGGCGGCTGGTGGATCGAGCGCATTGCGCCCGGTGCCTTTGCCGACGCCATTGGCGGAGACGTGCGAGCCCTCGTCGATCACGACATGGGCCGGGTCATTGGGCGCACCGTCAGCGGGACGTTACGTCTGTCCGAAGACAGCAAAGGCCTGCTCTGCGAAATCGACATCCCGAATACCACTGACGGCAACGACCTTTGGGAGCTCGTTGAGCGGGGCGATATTTCTGGGATGAGCTTTGGTTTCCATGTGACCAAGCAAGAGTGGGACGAGACTGTCGACCCACCCGTCCGCACGATCCAGGGTGTCGATCTCATAGAGGTCAGCGCCGTCGCGTGGCCAGCATATGACGACACAACAATCGGCAAGCGAGCACTGCAGGAGTGGCGGGCCGCTAATTCTGCCGACGAAGAAATCACAGATCCGGCGGCAGCGCCGGTAAGCAGGGCGGCCCACAGAGCCCGCCTGAAAATGGACCTTGATCTCAGGGTCCGCAGCACGCGCTGACCAAGCGCTGTCACCCACCAAAAACTGATCCCACTGAGCTCGCTTCCGCGGGCTCTTTTCGTATGGAGACTACATGTCCAAGATTACCGAACTGCGGGAAAAGCAGCAGAAGCTCGTTGCTGACGCCCGCGCGCTCCTGGCAGACATTAAGGACGACACCGCAGAAGCACGTGTCGCCGAACTCGAGTCGCAGCACGACGCCGCTATGGCCGAGTACGACCGCCTTGAAGCCCGCATCAAGCGCGAAGAGGCTCTGGAAGCGCGCGAGCGCGACTTGAATGCCGCTGACGATCGCCGCCCGACCGGTGAAGATCGATCGGTGCAGGGTGGCCGGCAGGAGAACGCCGACGAAGCCCGCGCTTCGGCCTTCCGGAGCTATCTCCGACACGGCCTTGAAGACATGCCGGCTGAGCAGCGGAAGATCGTTCGCGAGATGCGCGCTCAGGCTGTCGGTACTGATTCTAAGGGCGGCTACCTTGTGCCGGAAGGCTTCATGGCCGAACTGGTCAAGTCGCTCAAGGCTTGGGGTCCGATGCTGGATCCGGGCGTCACGCGTGTGCTGACGACCACTGCCGGCAATTCGATTCCGTGGCCGACGATGGACGACACCTCCAGCGAGGGTTCGCTCATCGGCGAAAATACTCAGGTCACCGAGAGCGAAGTGGCGTTCGGCACAAAGACCCTCGAGGCCTACAAGTACACCTCCGGTGTTGTGCTCGTCTCTGCCGAGCTTCTGCAGGATTCGGCGATCGACGTCGAAGGAACCGTGCGTTCCGCGATGGGGGAGCGCATCGGACGCATCGGCAACCGACACTTGACTGTTGGTACCGGCTCGAGCCAGCCGAACGGCATCGTCACGGCAGCTACCGCTGTGACGGGCGTTGCTGCTGCTGCTGCGATCACCTTCGACAACCTGATCGATCTCTTCCACGCCGTGGACCCCGCGTATCGCGACGACCCGTCCGCGCGCTGGATGTTCAACGACGGCACGCTCAAGGCGCTGAGAAAAATCAAGGACGCGGAAGATCGATATGTGTGGCAACCGGCCGATGTGAGGACGGGAGCACCCGCGACCATTCTCGAGAAGCCGTACAGCATTAACCAGGCAGTGGCTGCAATCGGTGCCTCCAATAAGTCGGTCGTGTTTGGCGCGTTTAACCGCTACGTCGTCCGCATGGTGCGCGAATTCGCGATCCGCCGCCTCGTTGAGCGCTACGCCGACTACGATCAGACCGGCTTCATCGGCTTCACCCGTCTTGACGGCGAGTTGCTCGACGCGGCCGCGGTCAAGACGCTCCAGCACGCTGCGTCCTAACGAGAGGAGGGAGGCCTCGGCCTCCCTATTCCCATGAAGATCAAAGTTTTGTCGAGCCTGGCTGGCGATACATTTTCGTACCGCCGCGGCGAGGTTGTTGATCTCGACGTTTTCAAGGAGCAGGTGGGCGCAGGTTGGGAGACTCTTAGTGAGATGCTCGATGACGCTGCTCCACCGGCAACTGCACCGCCCAAGGGACGTCGAAAATGAACGAATGGACACGGCTGGTCAGAACGGTTGCGCCGGCAGGACCGGCCGTGACCCTCGCAGAGGCCAAGCGCCATCTGCGCGTATTCCACGACGATGACGACGATGACATCACGTCTATGATTGCAGCCGCGGAAGCATCGATCGAAGGCCCGAGCGGCATTGGCATTGCGCTGCTTTCGCAGACCTGGCGGCTGTCGCTTGACCAATTTCCTTGTGAAATCATCGTTCCGCTAGGCCCAGTGACCGGCGTCACGTCAGTCACGTACCGGGACGGTGCTGGACTCGAACAGCTGGTATCGGGTCTGCGATACGACCTGGACCAGCAGCCGCTACGAATTTGGTCGGCTCGCGATACCGCTTGGCCTACTATCACGTGCGAACCGGGAGCGGTGAAGGTCACATTTGAATGCGGCCATGAAATCTTACCGCAGGATCTCCGATGGGCGCTGCTGCTCCTCGTTGGCCACTTCTACGAAAACCGTGAGGCGGTAGCGGACGGCGGCATGGCTGAGTTGCCGCTGGGCGTCGCATCAATTCTTGAACGCTACAGAGTCGGCCGGGTGGCCTGACTGAAAAGGACATTCTATGGCCGATTTGAGCATAAATTCCGCCCTCGTCGTTGGCGGCACGAATTCCACGCGCGACACCGGCACAGCGGGTGAGACGATTACCGCTGGGCAGTCGATTTATCTCGACGCAGCCACGAACAAGTGGATGAAGTCGGACAACAACGGCACTGGCACACGCACCGTTCACGGCATTTCCCTGAATGGCGCGTCGCTGAACCAGCCCGTGTCGATCCACAAGTCTGGTGACATCACCATCGGCGCAACGCTGGTCGCGGGAACCGATTACTGGCTCAGCGGGACCGCAGGCGGAATCTGCCCCCGCGCAGACCTTGTGGCCGGAATGGACACGATCCAGATCGGCATTGCGAAGAGCACGACCGTGCTTTCGGTCGACATCCAAGATCCCGGCGTGACGCTCGCCTAATGGCTTGGGTCCGGTTCGATCAAAGTTTCAACTGGGTCCAGCCGGGTTTCACGATCGCGTACAAAGCCGGAATGGCGCTCAACGTCACGAGGGCTTGCGCCGACGAGGCCATCAGCAAGGGCGCCGCAGTAAAGATTGCGGCGCCGCGTAAGGAGAACACGGATGGCCAAGAAACCAAGCGCCGGCCGCATGCATCAAAGGCTGCACTTTCAAAAACGTGAAATCGTTGATGATTCTTACGGCAATGAGGTGGCGGGGCCGTTCGAAACAGTCTTCACCGCGGCCGCCGAACTGATTCCGCTGCGAGGTGGTGAACCTGTGCAGGCGGCCAGGCTGGTTGGCGTGCAGCCCTACACGGTTCGAATTCGCAGTTGCGCTGCTGCGCGTGAGGTGACCCCCTCATGGCGCATTGTGGACGCTCGCAATGCGTCGCGCGTCATGAATGTCAGGACCGTCACCAACCCAGACCAGAAAAACGCGTGGCTCGATCTGCTGGTCGATGATGGGGTGGCGACGTAATGGCGCTCAAGGCGAAGGTTTTGGGCCGCGAGGCTCTTACGCGAAGGCTGAATGAGTTGGCGCCCGCTGTCGAGAAGTACGCAGCGGAGGCAAAGCTCGAGATCGCGAAGGAAGCCGCCACTCGGATTGCCGCTAAGGCGCCACGCGGCGCAACTGGCGACTATGCTGCCAGTATTCAAGGCGCAAAACTGGTCGACAACCCAGACAAGCGGCAGGTCGGCGTGACACAGACGAAAGACAAGGACGCTGCCGGCATCTTTGCCAAGTTCATTTGGCGTTTTTTGGAGTTCGGGACCGCTCCGCACAATGTCGCCCCCGGTGGCGGCAACATCAGTTTCAGCGGCGAAGCGCACATGCATCCCGGCACAGCGGCGCAACCGCACGTCTTTCATACATGGCGAGCCTATCGCAAGGCGGCGCGACGCAAGCTGTTGGCAGCCGTCAACAAGGGCGTGCGGGAAGCACAGGGTAAGCGCTGATGGCCAGTCCAGAATTGGAGCTCCAGGGCGCTATAGTTGCGCGCCTAAAGGCTGACGTCGGCCTGATGGCGCTGATCAACGGCGTTTACGATCAACCACCAGATACGGCATTCGCCACGCCAAAGGAATCGTATGTCACGATCGGCGAGGCGCAGTTTCTACGCGACGATGCGACGTGCATAAGCGGCGGCGAAGTTTATCTGACGATGCACGCCTGGTCGCGCAAAGTTGGATACCCCGTAGCAAAGCAGATAGCCGACGCGGTCGCGGAAAGCCTGCATCTGGCGCCGCTCACGCTCGCAACAAATCGCCTGATCTCAATCATGCACCGTCAGACGCGGGTCTTCCGCGATCTGGATGGGCTGACCAGTCACGCTGTTATCGACTTCGTGGCCAACGTCGAAAAGCCCTAGCGGCAAACACGCAGCGCCGCGGCGATCACCTAACCAAACACCACCATCCCGGCCATGTGCCGGGTTTTCATATGAAGGAACCTACACATGGCAAATGGACAGCAGCTCGGCCGCTCTCTTTTGATCAAGATCGGCGATGGCAACACGCCGGAAGTTTTCAGCAATCTCTGCGGTCTGAAGACGCGCAGTTTTAATATGTCGGCGAACGAGGTCGACACGACCATCCCGAGCTGCACGAACCCTGGCGGCCCGGTGCAGAAAACTAGCCGGCCCGGCATTTCCAACCGCACGTTCAGCGGCTCCGGCGCATTCGTCGCTGGCGCAGCCATGAGCGCGTTCATGGGCTATGTCCGCGGCTCCACGGCTTTCAATGCGCAGGTCGTCGTTCCTGGCGACGGAACTTACGAAGGAAGCTGGATGGTCACGGACTTCGAATTCTCTGGCGATGTGGAGCCGAACATGGAGTTCAGCGCGACCTTCGTTGCTGCCGATGAACTGACGTTCACGGCTGAGGTGTAATCCATGGCTGACGAGGAGAAGAAGTCGGTGAAGCCGTTTCCGCTTGAGGTGAATGGTGCGCGCGGCGAAGTCGCCCTGTGGGTTGGCGATGTGCCACTGGTCATCGCCGCCACCATGAGTGGCCTCGCCGCTGTATCGACGCGCCTTGAGTGCAAGTCGTTCCAGGAGCTGTTCATGCGCCTTTCTGGCGTCGAGGCAGCTGCAACGCTGGCCGGCCTTGAACTACTCACGGTTCGCGGCGACCGGCTCGCCGCAATCAACGAGCTGAAGTTGAAGCACTTCAAGGACTGTGCTGCGGCGTTCAACACTGCTCTTGCGCACCATTTCGATGGTGGCGAGGGAAACGCCCAGGCCGTCGACGAGACGGCCAACTAGAACAGGCCGAGCTGTCCCCGTGGCGTGAGTGGATGCGCATAGCGCTCGGTGGCCTTGGCTGGCGTCCCGTTGATTTCTGGGGCGCCACGCTGACCGAGTTTTTCGAAGCAATCCACGGGCGGAACGAGGCCAACGGCGTCGACGAGGGGCCGAAGCCGCCATCGAAGGGCGAAATGGATGCTCTGCTGGCGAAGTATGGTTAGGGCGCTGGTGCGATCGGCGCCAACTTTACGGCAGTTCCGCTGGCGGCCACGAATAGAATGCCGGCGCCGCCCGTTGAAAGCTCATTGTAATCGAGGTCTACGGCGATGACGGCATCAGCGCCCAGCGCCGACGCCTCTCGCCTGAGCTCGTCCAGGCAAGCTGTGCGCGCCTCCTTGAGGGACTTTTGAGCAGAGTTTGACCTGCCCCCTACGAAGTCGCGCCAGTTATTCGCAATGTCCCGAAACACATTCATTCCCAGCGCGGCCTCTGCCGCAACGATTGAGACCACGCGCTCGATTGTCCGATTAGGAACGTCAATGGACGTCGTCAGGATGATGTTGTGGTTAGAGGTCCCGGTCGGCGAACGTGTCCCATTCGCTGTCGACTGTTTCTTACTCGAATAATTGAAGCACTCGTCGCAGACGCCAAGTTGCACTTGGTGATCTGGCTTCGCCGCTCCGCACTCTTTGCAATATGCCATCCCCATCCCCCAAGAGCCCGCTACCACGCGGGTTTTTCCATTTTCTAGGATATTCGCCTGATGGTTGAAAAGACAGATGATCTTGTAATTTCCATCAGCACCGACCTTGCTACGGTTAAAAGGAGCCTGAAGCGGCTCGAGGCAGACATTTCGTCGACCACTGGCAAGGTGGAAAAACAGTTCAATGCTCTCGGAAATGGCATAGACAAATCCATGTCGACGGCGCTGCAAAAGCGCATCGACGGCATGGTTGGGATCGGTACGCGCGGCGCCAAGGAGTGGAGCGGCGCGCTCGCCGATCAGGGCAAAGAGCTTGAACGTCTTCGCGCTCGCTACTCGCCGCTTTTTGCGACGATCAACAATTACAAGGCTGCGGTTGCCGATATTAAGCGCGCGCACTCGGTCGGCGCCATCTCGGCAAGCGAGATGACAGCCGCCATCCAGCGTGAGCGGCAAGCTGCGCTGGCGAGCACGGCTGCGATCAAAGGCAGGAATGCGGCCCTGGCAGCTACGCCGCGCTTTGGTCGCGCAGGCAATAACGGCTTCGAAACCGCAAACATTGCGGCCCAGTTTCAGGACATTGCCGTAACGTCGGCGATGGGTATGAATCCGCTGCAGATTGCCTTGCAGCAGGGCACGCAGTTGTCGTCAGTGCTCGGCACTATGGGCAACGGAAGGCAAGTCGTTGCAGGTTTGGCCGCGGCCTTTACGTCTCTCATCAGCCCTGTTTCGCTCGTCACCATCGGCCTTGTGGCTGGTGGTGCCGCGGCTATCCAGTATTTCAGTTCGCTGGAGCTTGGCGGCGCGAAATCAGAGGCAACTCTGAAAAAGGAAGCGGAGCTCGTCCAGGCCGTTGTCTCCAAGTGGGGTGAAGCACTACCGGCACTGAAGGCGTACAACGACGAGCGCCAGAGGGCGGCGGACGCAAAAGAGACGGCCGAGGCGCTGGACGTAGGCAGGAGCGGCCAGTGGGACGAGCTTCGCAAGCAACTCGGCGACGTCGATACGCAGATCGGCGATATCGTGTCGCGTATCTCGCAGATGGGCGAGGATGCCTCCGAAGTCATCAAGCTTCAGGCGACGTTCAGTGAGCTGACGAAGGGGATTGACGAAGGCAAGGCATCTGTCGACCTTGCAAAGCGGGCGCACAAAGAACTAGCTGAGATCGTCAAGAACAACGCCAGCCCTGAGCTCCAAGCCTATCTGGAAATCTTCGAGAAGCTCATTCCAGTGATCGACGCCGCATCGCGCGGCGCACAGAAGTTCGACCGAGACGCTGCCATCGCGCTTACGTCGCGCCATCCGAGCCGCGGCACCTATGGCGGGATTGAGCGCAGTGCTGATGGAGCGATACAGGGCGGTGGCTTTCGCCTGCCTGAGGGCGGCCCTGTGCCGGGGCGCCGACCGCTCATTGAACTGGAAGGTTTGCCTGGGGAGCAGAAGAAGGCGGAGACTGCCGCGCAGCGTGCTGCGAACGCCTATCGCGACCTGGTCAAGAGCGCCGACGACCGTATCGCCCAGCTGCAACTCGAGACAGAGCTAACGGGTGAATACGGCGTCCAGACCGATGCCGCACGCTTCCGGCTCGAGCTACTGCAGCAGGCGGAAGACAAGGGTCGGTCGCTCAGTGCCGAGCAGCGCGCCGAGATTGAGAAGAAGGTCGAGCTATACAGCAAGTATTCGCAAGCCTTGGCCCAGGCCAAGCTGCATCAGGACTTGCTGGACGACTCCGCCTTTGCCGGACTTTCTAAGCAAGAGCAGGCAGTCAAGCTGCGGCTGCGGTCCTACGGACTTGATGAGGATCTTGGCGGCAACAATGCCGCGATGATCCGCAACAGGTTCCAGCAGGAGGAACTTTCCGACCTAACGCAGTCGTTCCTATCGGAATTCAGCAGCGGCATTCTCACTGGCGGCAAAAGCATCGGAGAATCCTTCGCTGATGCGGTCAAGAACGCCGCAGCCAATGCCATGCAGAAGTCGCTGGATAGCTTGTTTGAGCAAATCGGCAATGCGCTTGCCTCGGCCCTTCTCGGCAGTGGTGGCAAGAGCGGTGGCATCGCTGCCGTGGCATCCTCCGCTGCAACGACGTTCGCTGCTCCTGTTGGGGCGGTGACGCGTTCGGCCCTGCCGGCGGTGGGGCGATATCGGAATGTATGCCAAGGCCATCCAGGCAATCGAGAGCGGCGGCAATTACGGCGCACTTGGCCCGGTTACCCGCAATGGCGACCGAGCGTACGGCGCCTACCAGGTCATGGGCAACAATATCGGCCCTTGGTCCGAGGCTGCTCTCGGAAGACGACTGTCGGCAAGCGAGTTCCTTGGCGATAGGTCCGCGCAGGACGCAATCTTTAATCACCGCTTCGGTGGTTATGTCGGCAAGTTCGGCGCCTCTGGCGCTGCTCAGGCTTGGTTTGGCGGCCCAGGCTCCGTCGGCAAAGGCGGCATGGGGGCCGATATCCTGGGAACGACCGGCAATTCCTACGTCGCCGAGTTCAACACCCAGATTGCCAAAATGGGAGAAACCGCCGCGGGCGCCGTTAACGGGCTTGGCGGCTTCAATTCCGGCTTGGCAGCGATCACCCAGAATATGGGAGCCGCCGGCGGTCTTGGCGGGCTAGCAGGCGGGTTCAACTGGTCATCTCTGTTCAGCCCATCATTTAAACCGACGACGACGCTAGGCAACTTTCTGCATGGCATTCCTGGCTTTGCGGCAGGAACCAATTTCGCTCCAGGCGGGCTGGCAATAGTCGGCGAAAAAGGCCCTGAGTTGGTCAACCTCCCACGCGGATCAAGTGTGACGCCGAACCATCGGCTGAATGCACCTCGCGCGCCTCGCCTTAACGGTCGCGGCATGGCCGCCAACAATAACGCACAGCCTGGCATCTTGCAGGTGCACGTCAGCGGCGCGAGCGGCGACGAGCACATTCGTACGCTGGTCAAGCAGGGCGTTGGCGAGGGGCTTAGCCAGTACAACGAGAACCAGCGCCGCGGCGGCTTCGGCACCATGCAAAGCAGGTACACTAGCCAGAAGGGTTGATCGATGGCGGTCTATACGAACCAGCCGACGCTGGAAGCAAACTTTCTGGCTCCGGTGAAGACTATCTATGATGTCACTGGATCCTCTATTGACGGTGGCCGTAACGGCGTAGGCGAGGGGCAGACAATCGAGATGAGCGGCGGCGGCATCGTCACCGCGACCTACGAAGACTGCAAAATTAAGAACCCCGAGCACTATGAATACGTCAACTGGCTTGGAGCCCGTCTAAACGGCGGGTTCCGCTTCATCAACGTGCCGATCATTACCGACTGGTTCGGGCCTTTTCCGACAGTCAACAAGCTGCCTGCACCTATCGTCAGCGGCATATCGCACTCGGATGGATCCTACTTCTCTGACGGCGCCGGCTACAGCCAGGCGACGGTCTATGGCGAGATCACCGAAGCGGCGGCACTGAACGCCGGCATCATTAAGATGCGCGTGTATGGCCTCGACAGGCCGCTCCGCTGGTCGGACTGGTTTTCGATCTACCACACGACGAAAGGCTGGCGCGCCTACCGCTATTGGCAGGTGATCAGCAAGACTTCGGAAGAAAATCCGGTCTACACACTGGCGATCGCGCCGCCATTACGCGAGGCAGTCGCCGCCGGCACACGAGTCGAGTTCGCGCGCCCGCGGTTCGTTGCAAAGTTTAAGTCGGAATTCACGCTGCCGTCGGTAGTCGAGGCGTTCTTTGTGACGCAGCAGTCGATACAGTTCGCTGAGGCGTTCTGATGGGCTGGGTTCCAGACAATGTCGTCGACGAGCTTCGCGGCAGCCATCAGCTGGGGATATTCCTTCGCATCGGCACGACGCCGTCGCTGCATATGTGGTTCGGCATCAACGATATTCCAGCCAATTTCGACAGCATCGATCCGACGGGAACGGTCTACTTAGGAGGCGGCAAGCTTGTCGGCGTGCCGACGCTCGAGGTGCTGGTGAATGGCACGGCCGACAGCGTGGAGTTCACGCTTTCCGGTATCGACCCGACGTCCGCCGCAAGGATGATTGACAGCCTGCCTGCCGTGCGTGGTGCGACAGTGCAGATGGGCATAACGACGCTGGACCAATATTACCAGCCGATGAGCAATGTCATTCCAATTTGGACGGGCACGGCATCGCACGTATCGGAATCGTCACCTGCGACGCCGAGCGAGCAGTCAGTGACGCTGACGCTGTCTCTGGCCGTTGTTGCCGGCGAGGCGACCCGGTCTCGCGGCGCGCGCTCGGTCTGGTCATCTCCTCACCAGAAGGCGATCTCAGAAACCGACAAGTTCTGCGACGGCACCAGCCGACTTGCCAGGGGCGTTCAGCCGGTCTGGCCAAACTTCTAGGCCGTGGCGCCGAGGTATTCATGACATTGCACGATTTTCTGGCCCTGCCACACCGTTTTCGGTGGGGCGGGATGGGCGGTGACGACTGCACGACGTTCTGCGGCACATGGCTGCAGGAGAGCGTGGGGGTCGACCCGGCAGAGGAGTACCGCGGCACCTACAGCACGGCAAAGGGCGCCCACGACATCCTGACGAGGGCAGGGGGCGTTGTTGCGTTCGCCGCAGCAGCATTGGAGCCGATGGGCTTCAAGCGCGTCCAGCACCCGCAAGATGGTGACGTCGGTGTCGTAAGGGCACCGGCAGGACTGGACGGCGAGACCAAGGAAATCTGCGCAATTCGTTTCGGACCGCTTTGGGCGCTGCTGTCGCCCTCCGGGGTCGTCGCCAAGAAGTTGGACCACGTTGCCGTATGGCGCGCGCCTGGTGGAGATCGCAAAGAATGAGCTTCCATCACCGCACGATGCTGCAGCGCTACGGGCTGGGCTGCACGACGTCGCTCTACAGCGAAGTTCTGTTCGATCCGATCTTTACGCCGATCTTCACGGCGGTGCTCGGCTCCGGCGGCTTTGCGATCGGCGCTACGACGATCAGTTACGCATCCATCGCTTCTGCAATCGCAACGACAGCCATTTCGATCGGCCTTCAAGCCGCTCTTGCGCAGGCCCCGAAGCCCCCGAAGCCGGAAGACGGCAGATCTCCTCTAAACCAAGCGATCCCGTTTCGCACCTATGCCGTCGGCCGCACACGGCTGGCTGGCGCGCGCATGATGTGGGAAGCCGTAGGGTCCAACCTTTATTCCGTTCAAGCTATTGCTGGCCACAAGATCAAATCCTTCAACCGATTCTATCTGAACGACGACGAGGTGACGGTAGTCGACAACGTCGTGCAGCCGCTTACGACGGGCGGCAGATACGGTGCGGGATCGGCAAACGTTAGGCTTTACACTCGCCTCGGCAACAATCCGGAAACGCCATACTCCGAGCTCGTCTCAGCGCTTGGCGCCGACGGCATCTGGACCAGCAACCATCGAGGAGACGGGCAGGCGTCGCTGGCCATGCGGGCGCACAACGCCGACGCACAAGACCAGCAGACTGCATTCCCATACGGTGCTCCGTCTCCGTCAGTGGAGATCGACGGCGCCTACTGCTGGGATTTCCGCGACCCGGCTCAGAGCCCGACGAACACGGCCACCTGGACTTGGACCCGCAATTCTGCAGTCATCTGCGCTTGGCATCTCTGCTTCAACGAATTCGGTTTCGGCCTCGATTACACGAAGGCGCTGCTTCCAGTCATCGAACTGTGGAAGGAAGAAGCCGACGTCTGCGACGAACTGGTCCCGCTGAAAGGCGGCGGCACTGAACGGCGCTACGAGTGCAATGGCTGGGACACGACCGAGAACGGCCCGAAGTCGGGGCTAAACGCGATTCTCTCGACCTGTGACGGCCACTTGGTCGCGCGTGGCGATGGAGCCCGCATCTTGACGGTCGGCAAGTTCCGCGAAAGCAGAACGGCAACGCTGACCGACGCCGACATCGTTGGCCATCAGGTCCAGTACGACGTGCTGTTCGAAGACGAGTGCAATCGGCTTGTTCCGAAGTTCACTTATCCGGCCACGAATTACACGAGTTGCGACACCGATTTCTTCGAGGACACGGCTGCGCAACTAAGTGCCGGCCGCGTTCTGACACAGGAAGGCAGCTACGAGTGGTGCCACCAGTGGCGCCAAGCAAGGCGGCTTGGCAAGCGAGACTGGTTGCGGCTGCGGCAGAAGGTTAAGGGCAGCCTCGATGTTCGGCTCTCCGGCATCAACGCTGTCTATGCGCGGTGGGTTCGTTTGGAAACCCCGAACCGCCTACCGCGGCTAGACGGTAAGCTTCTGGAGAACCGTCGATCTGTGCTTGCCCTCACCAAGGGCGGCTTTTCAATGGATTTCGTCGAGCAGCCGGATGGCATCGACGACTGGAACCCAACAACAGAAGAGCGGCAGCAGCCTCCAGTTCCTCCGGCGGTGAATGCGTCGAATATTCCGACTCCGGTCATCAACCTCATCCAGGCGAAGGCGAGCAACAACTCGGTTTACATCCGCGTGGTTGTCATCGACCCGGCTGACGATAGCTTCATCCCGGTAGTCCGCTACCGCGTTGCTGATATCGGCGCAGGCACTCCCGGCGCATGGATCGAGCAGCCTTTCCCAGGTGCTGACCCGTCAGGCGGATACATCAACCTAAACACCAACACGGTTCCCGTCGATCAGGAACTCGAGGTGCAGGTTGCTTTCAAGGCGTCGAACGGAAAGTACTCAAACTGGTCGGTCACGGAAGAAGTGACGTCGACCGCCGATCCGACTCCACCGGGTGTAGTTACCTCTCCGAGCGCGACGGGCGGCGTAGGCTCAGCAACGTTCAATTGGACCGCTCCGAACAGCAGCAATTACGCTGGCGCGAAGATCTACTGGAACACGGTCGATAACTTCGGTACAGCGAGCTACGCCGGGCCGCCAGAATATGGCGCGTCATCGAGCGCGGATTCGACCTCCAGGTCGTTCGTCGCGGGCACCTACTACGGCTGGATAGTGTCGATCAATCATTCCGGCATCGAGGGCACAGCCGCTGCAACAGGCACGTTCACCGTGACCTAACACTGCCAGCGCCTGCCGGCGTCAAAGCCACACAACAGCATCAACTTTCAAGCCCTGGCTAGCGCCGGGGCTTTTCTTTTCAGGAGTCCTCCGTGGCATTCTCTCCGAACGCTGAAACAGTTTTTGCAGATGGGCCGTTCGGGTCTCCGCTGCAGCCGGCCAAGTCTGAAATCCGAGCCCTTCTTGCGCAGTACGAAGCTATAATGAATGCCTTTACCTCTAACGGGGGGCTGATTTATTCCACGTTGGCGTTTTTGGAGGCCAATCTAAACTACCCACGCAACACCATGGCGTGGGTCGTCGCTGATGCTGTCGTCGCGAATAATGGCATTTACCGCAAGCTTCTCGACTCAGGCACTGGCTCTTGGACGCGGATGGCCGATCTGCCGTTCTCGTTCATCATTGCGTCTGATGTAGGGGCAGGCACTCCAAACGCCATTCAGGCGACGACGAGCATTCCGGTATCGTCCAGCGCGCTGATCTGGATGAACATCTTCGAGGCAAACACTGCCTCGCCGGTCACCGTCTCCTTCAACGGCGGCTCGGCGCTCACGATCAAGACGAACAGCGGAAACGACATCACCGCCGGCGGCCTGACCGCTGGCATGATCGTGATGGGCATCGTTTCCGGCTCGACCTTCCGGCTGGTGAGCGATCAGGCCAGCGCGGCGATCGTTGCTGCCGCTGAGGCTGCTGCCGATCGTGCTGAAGCCGCTGCCGCGTACGTGACCGGCATTGACGACCTTGCCGACGCTGAAGCTGGGACATTCCCAAATAGTGTTCGCTTTCTCCAGCTACTTGGTCGCGGCGCATACGGGGACGGGGGATCGTTCAAAGCGGTCGAAATCACCGAAGACGGCAGCCCGCTTGGCCCTGGTCAGTTCCGGACGAACATCAATCTGAAGCGTTGGGAAAATGCGGAAAACGTCATCACCCCCGCGATGTTCTCAGACATCGTCGAGATGTTCGCGTTCACCAAAGCGCAGATGCGGATTCCCAAGGCGAACTATGAATTCGACGGGTGGATAACGATCCGCAACAATGCGGTCATCCGCTGCGAGGAAGGGGCGATGTTTTTGCCAACCTTCGAACCCGTTGGCGCCGAACGCAACGCACCCCTGATCGACCTCGGTACTGGCTGCGATATCAACTATCTGAAAACGCATCTTGTCGCGGGCATCGACACGATCCGGACCATGGTTAAAGTCGGCGGTGGCTGCAATGTCGGCAGGTATATCGCGACTTCAGTCAACCTCAACAACAACCGAGCTGCTGGCGCCGCGGATGCCATAGATGCAGGCGCGCTGTTGATCAGGGGCACCGGTAACGCCATTGGGCTTGTCGAGGTAGACATGCACGACAGCGTTATCAACATCGATAATGCGTTTCGTACAACGATAGGCCGTGTGATTGAGACGAACTTTGTCACCGGCATTGCGGGCCGGGATAGTTCGATCGTGGACATCGGCTCCGTTTATGCCTCCGCGGTCGACCCGTCCATCTCTCTCGCGATGTCCACGCCTCGCGGCAACATGACACCGGGGGCAAATGCAATCGTATGGGGCGGCGTCGAGCGCGTCACGGTTGGTGACGTCGAAGCGTACAACATTCTTGAGCATACGATCCGCCTCGGCGCCAAGCAGCCTTCGGGAACCATCACCAACGAGCGCACAGTTACGGAAACATCAAGACGTTCGCTCCATATGGCTGCGGCTTCAAAATGGATGACGCCGACGCCTTCACGATTAAACGGGTTCAGATCAAGACGCTTTACACCGAAGATGTCGGTCACAACGTCTGGGGTCAGCCGAATGATGGCAATAAGGCTGGTTGCGCAGTCCGCAACGCTGAGTTTGTGCAGATCGGTTTGTACATGAACCGTGCGGTGAACTACGCGAATAGCGGCAACGATGGTCTGTGGGTAGAGAAATCCAAGAACGTCCAGATTGCCGGTGCAGACGTGCAGAACGCACGCGGTTATGGCATTCTTGTCAACCCCAACGGCAGCGACATCGACCATGTAACGATTACAGGCATCCGGAGCGCCTTCAATGGCAAGTCGGGTGTTGGCGTCATCCCTGCTTCGAACAACAGCATCCGCGGCGTGTATCTGCAAGGTGTTTCGTCCAACAACACAGAGTACGGCGTCGAGGTCACTGCCCGCACGGACGGAACCAGCCCGTTCGTAACGGAGCCGACGACGATCAATGTCTCGGTTCGAAACAACGCGCTTGGCGGTAAATCAGTCCCCGATGCGGTCGCTCTCGACGGGGACTTTTTCGATGGTGTCGTCGAACGATCTGGTGCCTTTCGCTCAATGGGCGCTCCGTCGCTGTTGACCATAGCCGGCGGCGTTATCCAAATCACGCGCAGCTATCATCTAATCGATACAGAGGGCAGTGCGGCGACGGACGATCTGGACACCATCAACGGCGGCGTCGAGGGAGACATTCTTGTTCTACGGCCGAATAGCTCTTCCAGAGATGTGACCGTAAAGCACGCCACTGGAAATATCCGGATCGGCTCCGATTTCACGTTCACCAATGCTGCCGATACGTTGACACTGATCTATGTTGCGGGCCTTTGGGTGCTCTACGGCAACAAGGCGGACAACGTGGTCTGAGTGCGTCTAGTGTCCTGAATGCAGGAGGCGCGGCTTCGGTCGCGCCGCATCAGCCTTCCGGCTGGAGAATCCCAAGGCGGAAGGCTTCCTGGCTAATGTCTTGCACAATTCTACTCACGCGGGCCGAGAGTCGTCTTAGAATTGGGACAGCGGGCTGACCGCTAAAGAGTTCCACGTTCCCGAACGCGAGGTCGAAGCTTACATCCACTCGATAGATCAATTTCGAGCCTTGCCCTATTTTTGCGAGTACTATTTCCCGTTTCTCGGCATCCCACTGGGGTAGCTGAATTTGAGCCGACCCAGACGCCCGCTCGATATTTAGATTGAGCAAGCCAGCAACAATGCCAATGGGCTCCAGAAGGCGGTGTTGGTTCACGTTCCGAAGGCGATTGAGACCCCAAAGCAGAACATCACCCTTCTTATGCGGTCTGGTAGCAATTATGACTTGTGCCAACTCACGGGGTATGTCGCTAGACTGTCCATTCGAGAGTGCGCGCTCCACCGACTCGGGGTCGCCTCCGAATGGAAAGTGAGTTCGCTTTGGATTTTGCTTAACGGCGGCCGCGCATGCGTAGGCAGTTTGGTCTAGCGCCTGCCGTAGCGAATCCGCGGCATCTGCTGCCAGATTACTTAGATCGTCTGGGATCGCAGCGGTGAATCTGATCTTTTGGAGCTCATTCCCGTTCGAATCCTTCTCCGATACCTGCTGAAACGGCTTCGATCTCAGGAACTCAGCCGCGCCCCTTTCAAGTTCATCAGCTAGCTTGTTGGACCATGAAATGCGTTGAAGCGGGCTACGGAATGGGTTGTTGGTGTGGAGCATAGTATGCGCTCAGAATTCCTGAAGGATTCCGTCGACCGAAATCTCCAAGTGCGTTTCGGAGAGATCTCTTTCGATGAGATCTGGTGAGATCTTTGCCAGGTGCCTACTGTTTATGGACAGCACAGGGAACGCCATCCGCGTAGGCGGACTTTCCGTTGTTATCGGCACTAGAACGTTGACCACAATGTCGTCTGTTCCGATCATCGCACAAAGGGGCAGACGTCGGCCCTTTTCTACTTCAACTTCGCACCCATGTATCACGCTCAGTGCATATAGCGAGAATAGGTGAGACCTTTGCCTGAGCTCACGTTCTTCGGCCTTTGTTAGCAGCCCTTGCGAAGCGAACACCGCGAGCATCTCGTCGATGAACTGGTCGTCTGTAAGGCAGTCACCCACTGCAAGCATGCTTGATAGGAAATTCATCAACCGAAATTCGGTCCCTGTGTGCTGGGCGGTTACCGTCAGTGTGCCTTTGGTCGTAGGCGCGAGCTTCGCTATAAGAGAATCCAGAACCTTCGCCGCCTTTGGTCCTTTCAGCCCTAGTTCATCGTATATCCTCTTGTTGCCAAGCCGTTGAAAGGTAGCTCGCAGGAAATCCGGCATAAACGGCGGCAAATTGCCAGCATCCGAGAGGTCATCATTCCATTTCTCGAATGCGTTGTTCTTCAACGCCGTTCGGGTAAAAAAGAACCGAATAATCACCCAATGATCGCGAGCCATATCGCGGGACGAGCCGATCACCCTTGCTCCGGTGTGTGCGATAAAGTGCCCGATCTCCCTAATCGCTGCTCGACCGTCAGCATGATCCCTTGCGAATAGGATCAACTTTCCAAAGTCGTCTGGAATAACCGCGCCGTCCAGAACTCTCTGTATGCGTTTCTTCATTCCATCGCGAACATTCATGGCGCACCTTCTGGAGACTGCGCAATGGAAGCAGATCGACAACCAAGAGTCGATTTAGATTGCATATTCAATCCCGGTGGGTTGCTGTTTCCCACAAGTAAAATCCGGCGACATACATCTCCGACTAGCGGCGCGGTGTTCCTAAACTGCCTCTATCCTGGGCCGCTATCCCCATCACAGGACTCTCCAAAACATGACCATCACGACCACGTCACCACGTGGCCGCGCCTTCATGCGTGGCCACGAAGGAAACCCGCTGACTTGCTATTTGGATCCTGTCGGCGTCCCGACGATCGGTACTGGCTTTACGATGCGGTCGGCTGCCGTGCGCCGTGAACTCGGCAAGCTGGGCATAAACAAGCTCGTGCCCGGCAAGACAAAAATCACGGCCGCACAGTCGGACGACATTTTCGCCGCAGTGCTTGCCGATGAATTCGAGCAGGCTGTCGTCGCGTCGTCGCCCGCCAACCGCAAACAACACCAGATGGATGCCGCGGTAAGCGCAATTTACAACCTCGGCGTCGGCGCGATGCAGTGGACCTGGGCCGACCTTTGGCGCGCAGGAGACATTAAGGGCGCGGCGGCCTATCTCGGCAGCCATTACAACACGGCCAAGGGCAAGAAACTGCCTGGGCTGGTGCGGCGCCGAAAAGAGGAGGCTGACTTACTCCTGAACGGTCGCTACGCCACAGGCGGCGCAGTCAAGGAGGCAACCGACAAGCCACCGCGCAAGCCTGACGCCGTCGTCAAAGAGGCGCAGGAAATCCTCACCGGCAAGGGCTTCAATCCCGGAGCCATCGACGGCTGGATGGGCGAGAAGACCCGCGAAGCCATCATCGCGTACCAGAAGGCGCATCCGCATCTCGAGGCCGATGGCATTCTCGGACCGGCTACGCTTTCGCAGCTTCGCCGCGACGCTGCAGCGCTCAAGGAGGCCGCAGCTAAGGGCGCTGGTTCTGCGGTTGGCTCTGGCATGTTGGCTTTTGCTGCTGGCCTGCCGTGGGGCTGGATGGCGGCCGGCGCGGCCGTGCTGGCCCTTGGCTACGTGGCTTACCGCTATCGCGACGTTATCGCCCGCCGCTGGAACACTTTGCGCGGCAAGGAGGAAAAGGTGTGATCGCCCTACTTTCCTTCCTCATCAAAGTCGGCCTCAGCGGAGTGGTCGAGCGCGGCATCAAATTGATGGAGCGCCGCGCCGAGCTCGAGGTCGACAAAGAGAAGCTGCGCACCGAGCTCACCGCGGAGTACATGCGCCAGGTCGTTGAAGAGACCCGCTTCATGGCGGACTTCAACAAGGCGAAATTCTCCTTCCCGTGGTTCTGGATGTTCGCCGCGCTTTTCGTCCTGCCGCTTGGCTTCTGGTGGGCGGCGGTGATTTTGGATTCGGTGTTCGGCTTTCGTGGAACGTGGCTGACCTGCCGACGCGCGAAATGAAGGACGCAGCCCAGCAGATGATCCAATGGCTGTTCTACGTCGGCGGCGGCGTTGCTGGCGTCAAGGCGGTGCTGCGTTGACCGGCGCCGAGATAATGTATGCGGTAGGCTTCTTCGTCGGCCTGTTTGGGGCGATCTTCGGCGTGTGGAAGTATGTCGACGGCAAGATCGGCGCGGTGCGGGATGACCTTGCCAGTCACAAACTTCATATCGCCGAACATTACGTTTCCAAGCAGGGGCTGCGCGAGACCACCGAGCAGATTATGGCGGCAATCGGCGGCGTGAAGGATGCGGTCGACAACATGACGCTGCGCGTCGATCGCATCGTTGAGAATCAGCCGCAGAGGCGGACGACCAGGGCGGGGTAGGTCACCTTGCTGCGCGTTCGAGTTACGCCTGCCGTTGAGCCGCCTTACTGAGTGTCCCAATTGACGAAAGATCGATGTGCAAGTTGAAATGGCGGTCGTATGGATCCGTTTCACTGGTTTGCAAAAGACCTAAGCCGCTAAAGAGACCGTGCGTTTTGAAGTATTGCGCTTCAATAGAAACGAGGCGGCTGCTGCCATAGCGTTCGCCATATATGGTCAGCCTCCCCGGGTGACTAGCGACATACTGAATTACCCAGCGCAAGGGGACACGCCCACGCGCTACTCGTGCCACCTGCACCAAAGCTGGCGTGCCAATAAATCTCCAAAGGCTCCAAGCTATGCAGAGCAAAGCCGCGGTGAATATCCATCGTGAATTGGCGGGTGGGAATAGCGCGAATACAAGGCCCAATAGACCTATGATGACGCTGAGCCGGTCCATGGAGATCACCACCAAGTGCCTATTCTTCACTCAGTGAGGATACGCTAGATATGGGCGCATGTGTAGGATTGCGCCAGGCCTATGGGTACGGGGCTGTGACGATCTCGTTTAGACGGGCGCCGAGATGCTCTTCCACATCTTGCCGCAACCCGGAAAAAACGACTGGATCAATGTTGATCTGAATGCATGTTGCCTGAATTGTGTTAGTACAGGGTCTAAATAGCTCCATCCAGCTCCCAATCCCATTCGATAGTGACATAGCCGTATAAGCGTACTGAATTGGGCCGGGCTTTATTGCTGCAGACATCCCGAAGCAATTGTTGCGGCTGCTCTTCCAAAAACGATCGCCAACGGAAGAGGCTTCCGATCCAACTGACTGTATTGTGCTTGAGACATAGGCGAGTGGCTCTCCCAATGTCCCAAGCCACAATTCTAACAATTGCGCCGCACTTCGTTCTTTGCATTCTCCAGAGAATCTCTGAGGGGACGAGCCCATCACTGATGTCCACGGCGTATTGTCCCCGATAGAAGCCATCAGAGCAGCGATGTATTCATCGCTTTGCTGCATCGCAGGATCGTATATCTTGTCATCGCTCCAGCCATGCCGTGCAAGCGTCGCGCGCAATACGCTTTGAATCCAAAGGTCTGTCATTGTCACGCATTCGACATCATCCTTAGAAAGACCCGCCATCAGAAGCAGGTGATTGCCGGATGCGCCAATTTGATCGACGTTCGTCATATGATTTCCTCGGTCGCCACCACTCCGGAACGAAGCGAAAGGTGGTACTGGGCACGATGATGCGTGATAACCGCCCTCATCCACGAGGGTGCCGGTCGTGTTCGCCAGGGGAGGGGTCCATGACCGGATAGCCGCGCAATCAGCGCGGCGCTCTACGTATTCGTAATGCCACCAACCCCGCCGCTGGCAACATGACCTGCCTCGGAGGTGACCCCTTCGGACTTAGTGGACGGATGGTGGTCGTCGGACGTCGCTCTGCTTTGTCCAGCCGCCGGGTCCGCCTTGTTAATCGGACCACCTTCTGCCGGGGGATCTTCTTGAGCCCGGTCCTCTGTGTTGTAACGTGGGTTGTATCGCATGGTGGCTTCGCCGGCAGGACGCGAACTGGCCTGCGTGACCGCATCCGAGCTTGTAGGAGCGGCTTCGGTCTCGCCGCTACGCTGCTCATTCCATTTAAGCTGACCCCGAAGACCTTCTTGAGATTCTGCCTCGGGAGGCTTTCCCCTGCCAGACCATGTGTGGTTTTCGCCGGTGGCGGTCGAGTATTCAGGGGGATCTTCGATTGTCTCCTTGGCCGGAGGAATCTTAGAGTTTTCGGTCATGACGATCTCCACTGTTTCGCTGGATTGGGAAGGCGAACCCGGCTTCATTGTTGAGCCGGCGTCAGGGGTGCGGCGTGGTCGTCTGCTCCATGATATTTCGCCGAGCCTGACAATCCTTTCAGTCACGCTCACGAAGGTCACTAGCTATCAGGCTAGTGCACCCAAAACTACCCTACGTTTTAATGGCGCACGGCGTTTTACTGTCGAAAGTTGTAATTTGAGGTCCGGTACGAGTACGGAGTCAGCAGAGCGAAACTCCGTCACAGCTTCGCGAGAACGTCGACCTGCGGGACCGGTGTCGGCCCTTCGGTGCGATGCACCTGAAGCAACTTCACCTCCACGTGCAGGCCGCTGTAGGCGGCCTTGCGAATGGCGTGGTTGAACATCCGCATCGCCTCGCGCAAATTGTCGGCGGCTTCACGCTGTTCTTCTGTCACTGTTACTGTCATGGCTGGGTTATTCCGCGCACCGCCCGCGCCGTCAATGGCGCCTGGGAGATTGGTCCGGCTTTCCACTCCGGCCGATGCTCAGAGCAGAACCAGTTCGGCTCGCCGCGGCCGACCGCGAAGCCAAAGCTGCCCCATTTCTTGCAGCCCGGATGCTCGCAATAATGCACGTAGGGGCCGGCTTCATAGTGCGGCTTTGCGCCCAGTTCGTCGCTCACCAGAAAACGTCCTCCGTGTCTTCCCATTTCTGGGGAGTTCGACCACCGATTGATTGTTCTTCTTTTGTTCTTACATTATCTCATCGGCATGGTCGAGACAATTGGCGAAGCATTCAGCCTCGGTTGGCAACTCAAAGCACGATGTGTCTTCGGCAATCGGGAGGGCATGAAGTCGGTTCGCCAATGCACCTGGACTTATGATCTCGATATGCTGACGCTGGTTGCGACGCGCGGACGGGACTTTCCATTGTCTATGGTCGCCAGCCGTCTTCGCTGCCCTCGGTGTGGTTCGAGGACTGTGTCGGTTGTATTTATGCCGCCTGGAGAGGGAGATAAGAGGAGAGGGGCGGCTTAGTGACTATCTGCAGGTCTGCTCCGATAAAGACGGGAAAGAAAGTCCGTTTGGGCGTCATCAATGGCATTCTCTGCAATACAGCCACGAGCGTACGAGTAGCTCATTGCAGCAGCGTCGAACTCTTTCCCTGAAAATGCGCTGTAGTCCGTCACAGACCATTGAAGCAGCGCCCCTCGCCACAGAAAGCCGCGCCATTTTTTGCAGCCAAAACGAACACAGGCGAACTGAAACGAATCGGACACTGGAGTGCAGGTGAAACCGAGGGACTGAAGTCTTTCGGCCATCGCCGCTTTGCTTCCGTCTACCCCGGCTGCTAGCTTATCGACGAAGGATTGGAATTCATCCAGACCGAGCGGAAGTTGCGGAGGAGGGGTGCTCCGATTCTTGCTTTCCGCCGCGGCGGTCCAGTGGACGGAGCAGGCTAAGAAAATCAAAGCGATACTGCACAAAGTTCCACGTCTTGACGTCACGAAAGTATCCTCGAAGGAGAATCTGCCCAGCATCGTTCGTACCAAATCAGGCGGCCGCCTGAAATACTCTGCTCCAGCGGGTGGTGACGACACCTTGAGGCGGAAAGGGGCCGTCTTCGTCGAGCCGGTGCTGGTCGCCGAGGTCGAGTATCGCGCCTGGACGGATGACGGGAAACTGCGGCATGCTTCGTTCAAGCGGATCAGGGGACGGGAGGATGATGCGGCGGTATTCCGGTTGGAGTAGGCAATTCATTCCGCTTATGTCGGCCGCTAGGATGTGACGGCAGCATCGAAGGAAACCGCTTCCACTTGTAGCGCCACACGCACCATAGCGGAATAAGCATTGCAGCCAGATTCGCTCTCGTCCTTCAGATCTTTGTACATTGCGCGTCGGGCTTCCACCGCTATCCGATCATCTTTGATTTGATAGATGATTGCGTAGAGTTTTTTTAACGCTTCTTCGCGCTGCTCAACGAGTTCAGACCGATGCAGTTTTAGCAACTCAATAGTAGATACTCCTTGTGGAGTTTTACCTCGAGGTAGTGGCCCGAGTAGAGTAAGGTGATGCGAAGGATCGACCAAATAGGGGTCGATAATCTGTTTAAGAAGCGGATCGTTGTCGCTCTTGTTCTGGTTACACCGTTCGCAAGCTAACGTCAGATTATCCCACTTGAAGGTCTGCTTGCGATCGAGCGACTTGGGATAGATGTGCTCGACGTCACCGTGATGTATGTGCAGTAGCTTGCTCTCACAGTACGCACATTTCCCGTTCGTTTCCTCAATAAGGATTTTCTTAATGTCGGGATGCCTGTAGCGCCCCATCTCCGTAGGGCTCGGCTTCTCGCCGCTGGCATATTTCGCCTCAATGGCTGCGGTCCAGGCAGCCGAATTGTCCGCCAGGATCTGCGGCTCCCCTTTCTTGTTCAGCTTGATCATAAGCGCTCTGCCATTTTAGTGAGCGTCTCCGCGTAGTAGGAGCCCAAACCTGCCGCCTCCAGCCGGGTGCGCAATGCCTTGACGCTTTCATCCGTCAGCTGCTGGATGTTAAAGTCACGGGCAATCATTTCTATCTCAGCTTCAGCCCAAGCAGGCATCGTCACTGGCACCCCCAGCACCGTCCGAAGGATTTCACTAGCCGTACCGGCTTTATTGAAGTCGTCGAGACGCTCCGAGTAAATCTTGCCGGCACCTTCCTCTCCATCGCGGTATCGCAAGGCGTACACGGTTGAATCTCGAACTGAAGAAACTATGAAGGGGCTATGAGTTGCGACGATGAACTGGCCTTTTGGGAAAGCTTGGAGTAACGACCCCATCATTTCCCGCTGCATCGCGGGGTGAAGATGATTCTCTGGCTCATCAATCAGCGTGACAAACCCGTCTTGGTTCATTTTGGAGACAATGAACAAGTTCCAAGCCAAGTTGATGAGTGACGTAATGCCGCCAGACGATGAATCCAGAGCGAACTCACCCCGCTTAGTAACGACGACCAGTTCCGGCAGGCGAACGGAAAAATCCATGAAACCCAGAGTTTCAGGCAGAAACGCTTTCAGCAGGTTCCGGAACTCCTCAAATAGTAACGTCATCTCTTGATTTGGTGCGATGTATTTGCCACCGGGCCCAAACGCAGCCAGCGCGATCAGACTATGCTTTACCGTGAATAGCGGTGGACGTTGGGACGGGTTACTTTCAAAGACGCGACTCTGACCGGAAATTACCTCTTCATAAATGACACGCAAGTTTTTCCCGGATAGTGGGAGGGATGCGATTGGCATGTACTTGTTTAAACCCATGTGCGGGTGAATAAATATTCCATGAATCCGGTGGAGCCCACGCAACTGTACATTCTCTTCGACTTGTTCACTGAGCGCCGGCATTGTTATTCCAACAACATCGCCTCCTGCGAGAACAACTGAACCAATCTCGACGTTGTCGGAGGATTGAACAACGTCCTGCGCTTCTCCCGCCAGCACATGTGAGTACATCCGCTTGTCGCCCTCAAGAGGCGAACCAATGAGCCGATGTTCGATCCCGAAGAACTGGGCCAATATTCTCAGCAACGTGCTCTTTCCAGCTCCATTTGCACCCGCGAGAACGGTCAAGCGTCCATGGAAGTCCAGGTCCACGTCCGCGAACTGCCGCCAATTTTTGACATTTAGCTTGGAAAACATTGCTGTTTCGGCTCCCTCTGGATCTAGCGTGCGGGCCTACCCAATCTTCAGCGGAGAATTCTCCGGCAACGGTCCACGGCTGCTCCGCGAGTGCCGGAAGATGGGCGATCCGCTTAATTACACCCCTTCGCCTTAATCGAAGATTCGATAGCGTTGACCTTGCCCTTCGAAACGGCGACTTGGCCTTCCTTATCTCCGCCAAAGGTGCTGGACGCAGGGACTCCGACCAGGAATACGCCGATTGCGTCGCCCGTCGCCGCTTGGTTCTGTTGCTTTGAAACCGCGGCAAGGTTGGCCTGCTCCTTCATCAGCTCTTGCGCCAAGCCTTGGCAGCTCTGATTGCTGTACGCCGCCATCGGGATATCGACCGGCACAATTGCATCAGGACGCTTCGCGCAGGAAGCCACAGCCAGCGCGGACGCCAGCACGATTAGACGGAATTTCATGTAATGCCCCTCAAAGAAGAAATTTAGCCCGTGCGCAACTAAGCATGGCCAGCGGCGGCAGGGAAGGGCGGCGGTGCGGAACTCCACAGATGGTTGCGATCAACGCGATTCTCGCGCCGCCCGCCGCATGTCGCGCTCACGCCTCCACTTCTGCAACCCGGTTTCAGCCTGCTTCTCGCGAACATCGAGCCCGCTGATCTCGTCGAGCTTCGCGTCGATGGCCCGCTTGTCCCACTTGCGCGTGCCAGGTATTGCCGGCGGCATTTTGTGGCTAGCCACCCACATCGAGAAACAGGTCGGAGAGATGCCGCAGTATGCGGCCGCTTCCTTGCGGCCGATGAGGCGAGGGGAGTCATTCATCGGCAGATCTTCTTGTACGACGCCGAGACTTCCACATTCCCAAGTTCTCCTTCCCGTCCGGCGCGGCGGCTGCAAAGCCGGCGGTTATGCCAAAATATCCTTCATAGAATTTGCGCACGAGCGGCACTGGCCGACCGTCGTGCAGCGGATCGATTCGCGGGAACCCCTTCTTTTCAAGCTGCGGGATAACCGCCTTCACCCACATCGATGCGCAATCCTTGCCAACAATTGCGGCGGCCAGTTGCTGGTCGGTGGCGAATAAGGGCAGCTGCGAGAGCGGATCGGCGGTCATTGCTTTCGCCTCCGCTTCTTCTGGGTAAGGCGCTGCAGCGAACGTTGGAGCCGCACATCAGACAGAAATGCCTCCACATTAACCGCCCGTCCTTGAGAACTCGTCGGCATTGCTCTCCGCGCTTGCCAAATGTCGAGGAGATCGCGCTCGCTGAAAAAATACTCGCGGCCGATCGTCGAGCACGACCCCAGATCGCGGCCGAGCTTGATCATCGTCCGCCGGGATACGCGCAAACGTTCGGCTGCTTCGTCGGTCGTGTATATTTTGTCGAGCGGAATCGTCGGGGGCATAAGCACCTCCAGATAGGGAAAGACCGTTGCCGCCGGCACGCGTGCCGACTGCGTTGTCATGGTCTCCTCAGTGTGGTGGTGCGTCCAGGCAGGCGCTGCGCTTGGTGGGCGCTATTGGAAGCTATGGAAGCGAATCGGCGTGGTCAATGCTTAGTTGGTTGGGTGCATAGCAACGCCTGGCCCGGCCGCGACGTCGCCATCCTCCAAGAACGTCACACCTACCGTTTCGAGCGCCGTTCGGATAGCCGCCAAGTTATTCGCAATCGGTATACGTTTGCCAGATTCAAAGTCCCGAAGAGTCGAGGGTGACACACCCGCCGCTTCGGCCAGATGGGGCTGCGTCCAGTTGAGAAGTGCACGTGCGGCACGACACTGAGCGGGAGTCATGATCAACCTCATTAAAAAAAATCAATGTCATTATTTTCTGTTGACATTGGAGCGGTGTTGGTGTTTTTTAATGACATACCGGTTTTTCGGTAACATCGCAACACGAGGAGAGCAACATGACCGCGAAGATCGCAAGATTAAGACCCGTTCCGACGATCGCCTTTGAGCCCGAAGAGGGCACGAGATTAAGACGCCAGTCCGCTGAGACTGGCAGAGAACAGGTGCAGGGCGCTAACGACAGCAGCCCGCACCGCCCTTGGTCGCAGGACGCTTACGATATCCAGATGCAGGCGAAGGTCGCCGTTACCTTGGTCGGAGAGCTTTTCAGCAACCTGCACACCTTGGAGGAAGTCCTGGAGTTCAAGCTGCTGGAACAGTCGGGCATCGAGGAACTGGCCTTTCAGATTCATCAGATCCAAAAGGCCACGCAGCGGCTGCAGCCCGCCTAAGTTTCAGGCGTGCCGACCTGCGGCAGCCGAGACCAAGACTCGGCGCCGCCGATCCATGAACGAGCCGACCAAATGGAGGCAGCGATGGATACGCGCGCTGTACGGTATTTCAGGTGGCTTCTGTTCTGGCAGCAGCAAGGGCGCTGCTGCTACTGCGGCAAGCACGTCGTGTTGACGTACCGACCATACGACGCTGCGCGGCCATATGCTGCTACACTGGAACACCTGCAGCGCCGCGCTGACGGCGGAACGGGCCATCCGGCAAACCTGGCGATGGCGTGCAAGCACTGCAACAATACACGCGGCGAGCGCGACTGGCTGAGTTACGCGTCCTGGCGGCGCAAGGAGTTTTAAAGAACATCGAGCGCAGATTGCCACCACCAGCCGTACGGCTGCCGGCTCACCACCGGAACAACGCGCTCACGGCGACAGCCTAAGCTGGCGCCAGCCCCTTGCTCTTCGCGGGCGAGGGGCTTTTCTGTAACGCGGAGAATCATTCATCGGCGGTTCAGCCTCGGCGGCGCAATCTCGTTGGCACCGAGGAGGATACCTTCATGAGCAAGCTCATATCCGCTCTCACAGGCGTAGTTCTTGCTACGTCTTTCGCCTTGCCGGTGACGGCTGCGCCCATCTACGCGCCTCAGCCGGCGCAAGTGCAGACGGATGCGGTTGAGCAGATCAACCATCGGCGCAATTGGCGAGACAACCACTGGAACAGGCGACACGCTTGGCGGTCGTGCCGTTACTACGGCAGGTGTTACCCGCGCCATGACTACAGCCGGAGCTACGGCTACAGTGGCGACTACCGCGACTACCGCCGACCAGACGTCAATATCTACTTGAATTTTTAGCGGCGGCCGAAGCCACATTGGCAGGGGATGCAGGCGCCGGGGACCGCTGGTTGCCGGAAGGCGAGGAATTCAGATGCGGCAGCCCGATGAAGACGGACCTGACCCCAACGCCCCGATGCGTCTTAAGGACATCATCCCGATCGCTTTCCCTTATGGCGGCATTTCACCGGCCGGCCTTCGCCGTGAGGCTAAGCGCGGTAGGCTCAAGCTTATGCGGATTGCCGGCAAGGACTTCACGACGCTGGCGGCGATTGAGGAAATGCAGCGACTCTGCGTGGTCGAACCGGGACCGAAAGAGCCGGCGCTGCACCCAGATGACGAAGCAAAGGCTTCCTTGGCGGCAGCTCGGGCAATCGTCAAAGAGCTCAGAGAGACCGGAAAGATATCGACTTCTCTGAGTCGGAGAAGGCGCTAATTCTCTGCCCATGACACCAGCAGCGCGCCGGCCGGTTGTTCCCAGTTGGGGTTTCTTTATCCGCCCACCAGTCCGACCGACATGAAGTATGATAGGGTGCTTTCAATCCACTCGGCGCCTGGAAGCTTTGCGATTACCACGACGAATCCCGCGCACGACCCAACGATTAGCCCTAAGACCGCCTTGGCAATCGCCTTTCGTCCTTCCTTCACAATCTCATTTTTTACTTCGACCAGCTGGGCGACGATTATGGACCAGATATTTTCGAGCGTCCGGCCGAGGGCAAGGATGGAGCGTCCGTCAGGGTTCTCCATGTGTTCAGCATGGTCGGCAACGTTGTTCAATGCGGCGGGCACCGAAGGTGAGGCTTGATCGCTATTTATTTCAAAGTGCCGCGCGAGGATCCGCGCCGTCGCAACGAGCTCGCTTACGCTCTCGCGATCAATATCGGCCTTTGCAGCGTTTTCCGTAAACAGACGCCAATCAGGAAACTGTGCAAGGTAGGTGGCGACACCGGCCAAGTGTGCCTTCACAAGCCCGAAAAGTGTCGAAGAGAGCTCTTCTGAACTGGACGCAAGGAGTTGGGTGCATGTCTGCGCTTCCATCCCAATCTGTACGATGTTGCGGTTCCACGCCAACCTGGTCTGGACCTGAGCAAATGTTTCTATCAGGCGAGGAGGACAGTTCGAGCTACGCAGATCGGCTAAAATCCGCTCGCCTTGTTCAAGTAGCAGCTCTCGCGCTGCTTCAGCCAAAGCAGTCTCATGATCCGAAGCCCAGGCTGGCTGGTCAATCACGATGATCCTGTCGACTTCGAAAGCAAATTGATAAGCCGCGATTTTTTGGCGGGGAATTAGCTGAGCAACGTCCTCGGCGGTTAACCGGCCAAGGCCGATTTGTATGCCGGCGGCGATGTTTGAGAGCGCATCACAGTCCCTTTCAAGCGCTTGCCGTAAAGTCGTCCTGTCGACGCCCGAATAAATCATTCTTCGGTCGAGAAACGGATCGGCGGCAAAGGAACGTACCGACTGGATATCCTGCCGCATCCGATCAACAGCATCTGTCTTGAGTATGCTCGGCCGTGATTCGTAGGTCGCAATCCTGTCCTTGAGCCGTGCTAGTGAAGCTTTGAGTTTGGGGAAGTCAGACCAGTCGTCGAGGTGTTCGATGTACTTGTCGACCCTGTCCACACGCGTCTGCATTGTACCGAGCAGGTTGATTATGCGCTGGAATGCCATCCTCGCTCCGACGGATCGACTGTTTGTTGCAATCTAAGGGTAAAAGGAGGTGATCGCCACGACGAAATGTCGTTGCCCCACAATCCACAATCTGGCGTTGGCCAATGACTGGCTCAGTCCTGAGTCCGGGCGAGGGGGCAGATGGGTGGCGAGGTAGGGCTTAATGCACCGGCCCACGTCGCCTCTTGATGTGTAAAGCAGATTCAGCAGGTCGACTAGATCGTCGGCCTGCTCCATTTCCAAGCCGACCTGTTCCACGTCATTCACTTCCGCCGGCAGGCCCGTGAAGATTTCGAACACCGTCCACGTGCCGTCGTCTTCCTGGCGGAGATTGTAGCGATTCTCTGACATGGCCACCTCGATAGGCGAGGGAACGAAATATAGCACTACCGCAGAACCCTGGTGAGTCCCGCGCCGCGGTCGTCAGAGACGTCTGATCGCCAACATCAACAGGTCCAGCTTCTCTCGCGTTGGACCAAAGCGTCGGTATAGGTCCTTGGCGCGCCTACGGCTCAAGCCGTAGGCTGCAGTGAATTCGTCAAGTGTATAGGTGAGGGGCCGTTCGGTAGACCGAGGATATGCGCTGTCGTTGCTCATGGCCGATAAACGGGGCCATGCGCAGTCTGTTCCTTACCGCCGCGGCCCGTCCAGCAATGCGGCGGCCGACGGCGCTCCCTCCAACAACATGTCGGCCCATATCTGAGCCAATTTTTTTCTGCGGGCTAAATGCAAAGCGCGGTTGTAGGCGCCTTCAACCTTGTCCTTCGGCACATGCGCAAGCATCAGGTCGATGACCGCCTTGTCTGCCGGATTACACTCATTCATCACAGACGAGAACGTTGCCCGCCAGCCGTGTGGGACGTGCTTTTGATGATAGCCAGCACGATTGAGCAGATATCCGATGGCGTTCTCGCTCATCGGCTTATGCGAGTGCCTTGTGTTTGGGAAGGCGAGGGGGCCGCGTCCGGTAATGGTCCGCAACGCTTCAATCACTTCCAGCGCTTGCCGCGAGAGCGGCACCAAATGATCTCGGGCGCTCTCCTCTTTGTGTTTGCGCTTGAGCTTCATTCGCGAGGCCGGCACCTGCCACACGTCGTCGACAACGCTGTTGAGTTCTGGCCAGGGGGTTGCGATCAGCGTGCCAGGTCGAAGCGCGGTTAACGCAAGGAGACGGTGGGCCAGCTTGGTCACTGGGTGCGCAGCTTCTTTCTCTACATTGGCGAGGATATCCCTCGCCTCGGCGAGCGTTGTGATTGCTGGTTGCCGACCCTTGATCAGTGGAGCCAAGGCCCCCTTTACGACAGCTGCAGGATCCGCCGCAGCCCGCCCTGACGCAATCGCGTAGACGAAGACCGCAGAAATTCGTTGCCTCACGCGACGCGCGGTTTCATTCGCCTGTCTGCTCTCAATCAGCCGTAGGACGCCCATGATTTCAGGCACATCCAGTTCTCTGATTGGCGAACTGCCGATGTGCGGAAAGACCTCTTTCTCAAGACTGTCGAGTACATCGGCGGCGTGCTTTTCCACCCACTGCGCTTTTTGTAACCCGTGCCATTCGCGGGCGATCACTTCAAACGTTTCCGCGCTGCGTTTCTCTCCCGCCAGTTTTTTTAGCTTCTTGGCGACCGCTGGATCTTTGCCAGCCCGCAACAGAGCCTTTGCATCGTCCTTCGCCTGGCGCGCGTCAGCTAGCGAAATGGAGGGGTAGGGGCCGATCGACAGAAGCTTTTCGCTTCCGTTGAACCGATATTTCAGGCGCCAAAGCTTGTTGCCCGCGGTGGTTATGAACAGAAAAAGCCCTTCGCCGTCGGATAACTTCCTCGGTTTCGATTCCGCCTTCGCTTTTCGTATCTGCGCGTCTGTAAGCATTGGTCCTTCACCATACCCCCAAATTCAAGACTCGATACCCCGAAAAACACCCCCAGAAGCGGGGGTATGCACGAAAACACATGGCAACGGGCGGAAAATCCGAAGTCGCTGAAACGCCCGAAACACTAGGCTTCTGGCAATATATGGATATGAATGGGAAAGACAATTGGCGGACAGGGTGGGATTCGAACCCACGGTACGGTTTCCCGTACGCTGGTTTTCAAGACCAGAGCCTTAAACCACTCGGCCACCTGTCCATGCCGGTGCCATACGCGATTCTTCGCGGCTGACATTTTTGGTTTTTGCGCACGCCAAAATGCTGTGAGATTCGTGAAATTCGTTTCCGAGTTCTCGATAGACCGGCGATCGCTACCGGGCTTGCTGCCCATTCACCAACGGCTGGCTTTTTAGCAGCTTTGATCGCAGCGTCAACTTGCTCCGGAGCATTTGCGTGCATTCCAGGCGTGCCGCGCCGGCAGAGAATCGGGTGCTGTCGTGGATCCCTGATGATCATTGTATGCGACGGTTGAGAATTATCCTGAGGCGGGGGCTGGTCCGGTCGCGGCCGGATTGTTCATCCAGTCGTTCCTCCGGCGCAAATGGCGGCCAGTCGAAGTCTTCGTCAAGCGCGTCTCTGGCCTGCAGTCCATCGAGGCGATGGAGCAGGGCGATGATCATCTCGCGGTCGCTGATGCCGCTGCCGGGCGCCAAATAGGCGAACAGGTCCCTGCGACAATCCTCTATGAGCATTCTCATCTTCTCGGTGTTCATGAGCGTCCTTCCGAGGGTGCACTTGGCCGCATACGCCCATGACACGGTTGTGGGCCATCGTCACGGGCGCTGTCCGGTGTCAGGCGCTGCAGTCAGACTTCCGTCGCCTGCCCGGGGGACGTCGTACGCCGCGACGTCCCGACTTCTACCCTCCAGAAGCGCCGCTCCGGCAAGCAGATAAACGGCAATCGCCAGCACCGACAGGAGCATTACGCCCAAGGGCAGGCCGGTTGCCGCCCGTCGCTCCGGCGGCCCATAATCGTCTCTATCGTACAT